ATTCAGGCGGGGGGTCTGTTCATGCGGGTACCCCCCGCCCCTTTTCAAAAACGCGTTCATTTTATGTTATTTTTATTTTTTTCACTTTGTTTTCTTCTGTTTTTACTAGAATTTTTCTAAAATTCTAATTTTGTAGCAGTTTTTCCATTTCAATAGGTTTTATTATTTCGTCTTTCTTAACTTTTTTATACATTTTACCATTGTATTTTATAATTTCGTCAATCGCCATATCTATCTCTTTATTATTAAGATCCTCAGATAAAGAATAAGAGGTATTAGCAATTCTTGCAAGATAGGCGCAGGTATTATAACCTTTTAATACATCAAATTCATACCATTCATCGAACTGATTGAAAGGATTGTATGGATTATCTACAGTCGTTAGCATATACTCTTCATCAGACATTCTTTTCTCACCAATCCTTTCTTATCGCTTTACATTGTCTTGAATAGTAGAAACCGGAATTCCAATAAGCTCAGAAATCTCTGCCCAACTATACCCATTATTATGTAAGGACTTAGCTCGTGAAACTTGAGAAGTAGACATTCCTCTTTTTGCTTTTGGAGTTGCTAATTTCTTTATTGTTTCTTTATCCGAATTGTCTATTATTGACTTCAATTTTGTTTTAGAAACAGCCCCAGCTTGAATGGCTTCCCATTCTCTATCAGTTATCTTTATTGATTGTTTCTTCGCCCCCACTCTAGTCCTTGCTTCCGCCAAAGCTTGAGCCTTTACCTTCTTAAGTTCGGCTTTGTTTTCATAAAGAGAGGGGTTGTCCTTCTTTTTAGATTCCACTATGACGTTGGCAACAGTTTGAGCTTTTCTTTCATAAGGGGCGTTCTTCTTAGCAATTGCTAATTTTCCATTAAGAGAGGCTACTTCTTTGGCATACTTCTTGTTTGCAGCAGGGGAGTATGTTATGTCTTTGGTGGAGACAGATTCTTTCCTAGCCCTATTAGCAAGAGCCTTCATAGAATTAGCATAGGAGGCGTATGTGTTTTCTATACGGGTGCCTGAAGATAAAGCAAACGCATCGTCTGTTTCAGCCATGGGGGTAGAGCTTTGTTTTCTAAACCTAACTTGTTCTTTAACCTCCCCCGTCCTTTTGTTAACCTTCTTTACGGTATATGTTTCTCCAGTCTCTTGATATATCTTCTTTCCGGTACTGGGGTCTATTTTATACTGTATCTTACGTTGATTAACTCTATAATCAGAGCTAGCTTTTGAAATAAGGGTGGATGCTCCTTTATTCTTACCCCCCTGGTACTTTTCTTTAAGCTGGGCTATTCCGTTATCAATATAAGATTGTTCATAATTAAGTTCATGCTTTGGGGCATCTATAACAACCATAGAATGTCTAACGGCACGGGCTATTTCTGATTTATTAGCTCCTTTTATTGTCATGTCGGTAATAAGATTAGAGACTTTGCCCATTTCGATTTGTTTTTGTTTATCAGACATTACTTTCATACCTTTGTATTTAGGATATACAGACTTTGGATCAAAATCCTTAAGTCCTTTTATTGGATCATCAGTCTTTATCCTTCTGTTATTGTTTGGAATAACCAAAACAAAGTCACCATCGAAATCGGCCCCGGATAAACGAGAAGCAACCCTATGATTTATACCAACAGCGTCTTTTGCGTTTCCTATTATTCTCTTCGCTTCGGGATTTCTATTATTAACTTTTAATTCTGGTATTTCGAATTTTCCACCATGAGGATATCTTATAAGAACCACCGTTTCTCCAGGTTTAAAATTAGGAGCATAAATTTCATTATCCTTCAAGGAGTTAAAAGGCAATATAACATGCGTAGACTGTCTAGGAAGAGCTGCAGCTTTCAAATGAACAGCAGCAGAATCGCATTCTTCTGCAAAATCAATAAGCATTTTTTTTCTAACTGTAGGGTTGGATATTGCCATTATGTCATCGTATTCGCCCTTTTTCAATGCGTATTGAATATCCAATTGTCTCTTGGCTAATTTTGCTGGTTGCTTAGAAAGAACCTGCGAAGATATGGTGTTTGACCACTTCCCCCAATCTCCTTCTTCGTTTACTATATTCAAAAAACCTCTTTGAGCAAATATACGACCACCAGCATTCCCTTTATCTTCTATTTTCAAAGATGCGCCAAAAGGATTATCTTTATCTATATTTCCATCAGCATCCGTTTTCATTGGCTTCAAAACTTCGAAAAATGAATTAGAATTACTTTTATTCGTGTTGAATCGTATATCTATTCCACTTGGAAGGTCGTCGGCATACATAGCCATACCTTTTAAATAATGAGTTCCGTCTACTCCTATTCGAACCTGGGCATAACTTGATGCCCCGAGATCTAATCCTTTTACTCCTCTTCTAAGTTCTATAATGCCATCCTTTTCGGTTCCTCCCGTTTCGGCATAATTTATTTCAATTCTCTTTGAGGATATAGATTGAATCGGCTTTAACCCAAGAAAAGATCTACCTCCATCTTCCGAATGCTCATCTATAAGACCGATTTTCCCTTTATTCTTAGATATCTCCGAATATGTAATGCCTGGCTTTGCTAAAACTTTTATATATGTAAAATTGCCAGTTCCTAACTGCTCTACTTTTATATAATTTATAGTATATCCTTCTTTTTCCAAAGCTTTGATTGCGGTTTTCATCTTGCTTTCGGAAACGCCAAGCATGTATTCGGTTCCTTTTCCCACATCAATATAATTCTTTTCATCTGCGTTTTTTCGAATAACGTCTGCTATGTTTTCTGTTATTTTGGCATTTTCTTTTCTTTGCGTATCCAAAAGAGATCTAATAGAAGATTCATTTTTGCCCATCTGCCTTCCTATTTCAGACGGACTCATTCCTTTATCTCTTAACCTCTCGGCAAGAGCAACCTCTTCGGCCCTTATTTGATTTCTTGACAAACTTTTATCGGCTCTAAGTTGAGTTGTGGTCATTCCAAAAATATCGGCTATTTCTTTGTCCGTAAAACCTTGGGCTTTTAAATCTTCATAATTTTTTCTAAAAGTACGAGCGCTTTGATAAGGATCTTCTCCAGACCCCCAAGGATATCTACCACTATGACGAGGAGTTCCATAGTGAATCAAAATATCATCTGCCATCGTTACTCCTCCGCTTTAAGCTCTTGGATTTTCTTATCAAATATTTTTATTTGATTCATTATGTTAAATATAATGTGCGGTAAATCTGGCTCGGTTTCGTTATTACAAATTATTATTTCATCGTTTTGATAAATTCGTAATTCAGATTTGATATTGTTTGGGCTTTCGTTGTATTCCAAACAAAACAATGCCATATAAATAAAAAGCTGATTCATACTAGCAGGAGTCTTTCCAGTCTTTAAATCATGAATTCTTAAAAAAGATTTTTTAAACGAAATGGCATCGCAAGTCCCAAAACAATTTTCAGAGAAAAATAAAGGCTGTTCCGGAATCATTCTAAAACCAATGGCATCATTCACATACATGTTAAGCGTTTGTTGTTTTCTAGGGAGCCTTTGTTTTAATCTTATACAATCATAAGCAAATTTATGAAGCTCGGTTCCTATAAGCTTCGCTTGATGATTTTTATACACATCAACTAGTTTTTCTTCATCATAATTAAGCCATGAATATTGGCTAGCTCCAAGAAAAGCATGTAAATCTTTAAGCTCTGAATGATTGTTGAAGTTCATCAAGCACCTCCTCTTTATTTTCTGGATAAATAAAAGAAGCATAAGACATTTCATTTAGCATTCCAATATAATAGTCTTGATTTGGTTGATGCTTTGAATTTTTATTTCTCTTACATTCCAGTGCGGCCCATTTTCCATCATTTAAAATTAAAAGATCTGGTATGCCTTGAATATAATTAGGATCATTTTTCAAAACAATAGAGTTTGGAAACCGACTTTTTATATCATCTATTACATTTTTTTGAAAATCACTTTCCTTAGACACGATGGACCGCCTCCTTTCGCAAAAACAAATATGATTTGGCGCAAAAAAGATAGGAGGAGAAATAAAACACGTCTTTAAAACGTAGACAACGTCTTACTCTCCTCCTATTATACCCCATGTTTTTCGCGCGAATCATTAAAACCGGCAAAAGACTTTTCATTAAAGTTCTTTTTGTTGTTTAATGCTCTTTTTATCGCTTTGTCAATACTTGAATCAGATTCCAAATGATAAAAATATAAATCTGAAAACGGAGTGTTTATTCTGTCTATTCTTCCCGCCGCCTGTATCATTATTTTATAACTATAATTTTGAGAATAAAACACTATGGCGTTTGTGTCTATGCAATTCCATCCTTCTGCTCCGGCAGTATATTGAACAATATAAATCCATTTGTCACTTTCTGGAATTGATTCATGTTTATGTCCGGACCATTCTGCGAGTTTTACGTTTTTTTCTTTTAAAAAATGCCTTAACATGAAACGCTCATAATCAAAATTATAAAAAACTATAAGTTTATCATGTTTTTTCATAAGTTCTTTTATTGCATTTATTCGACTTATATCGCTATTAACAATTCTTCGATATACAAAACATAATTCAGAAGCATCTCTAATCGGCTGATTTTTAAAAATATTCCATCGTCTTGGAATATTTGTTTCTGGATCTATCGTTACTGAATTGTATCTTTCTTTATTAAAAGAAACATTAATTCGCTCGTGATGATGAAGAACTTTTCTTTCAACAGGCATATAAACGAGAATATCATTTCTTCTTCTAACAAGAATGTTCTGGTTTATGTATTTCTTAACTTTTGGGTATTTAGAAAATCTATCATAAACAACATGCCGCTCTCTAAATTCGGTTATGTTTCTATAGAAACCATTCGCTATAAACACCGGAGCGTAATCAAGCCATGTGTCTCCTGGAGTGGCGCTCAATAAAATCCAATCATTTAATTTTGCTATTTCTATAAAACTTTTAGACCAAGCGCCATAACCAACCACCCTTTGTTCGTCAAATATAAAGAACGAATTGGTAATGTCTTTGTATTTCTTTATGTTATTCCATGAATCTATTACCACATTAACTCTCATTGGATTTTGGTCTTTATGAACCGTTAACGAAAACGGAAGTATTTCATCTTCCCATTCGCGAGTGTCTCTTTTTCTAGCCGTTGTTATGATATAAAGATCTTTTGGATTCTTCATTAATGAATATGAAAATTCTCCATTGATTTTCACAGAACCGTCACAAACTTTTATCAAATAATAAGCCAAAGCCGCTCTCGACTTTCCAGAACCGACGCCACCACATAAGATGGCGCCGGTCTTGAGCTTCTCTATGGCTTCTTTTTGATGTTCATAAAGTTCTATTCCCATAATATCAATCTTCCGGAAAAGAAGACGTTGGATCATTAGAAGAAGGAACGTCTCTATATTTATCTGCAAATTCATCTTCGACAATCGTCACATACATGCTCTTGCAATATGCTTTTACTCCGCTTCTTCCATTAACCTCGTAATTATACGGACGAACGACAAGATCTACATTCTTAATCTCGGCCCAATCAAGCATGGAAACCGTTTCGTTATCAAGAAGCGTTTTCTGAGTGTTAGTGACTAAGAATATGGTTGGAGGATAAGGATCATAACTGACACTGACGTTAAGAAGCGCCTGCTCTTCCTCGCCTTCATTCCTAGGAGTAAGATATCTCACATTCCAACCGTCAGATTCAAGTCTCTTTGCGAATTCGTTATCATCGATGAACACGCAGAAGTTCTTCTTTCCAGGAGGGTTAAACTTTCCCTCTTTTCCAGAAAAATTACGAAACCCGATCCTACAATTATCAAACACGATGTTATTTGTAACTTTAGCCATTGTAAAACTCTCCTTCCAAAAGATCTTGAATTTCCTCGTCATCTATTGAATCAAGATCCATTTCTTCATTACAGAATGGGCAAATATCAAATCGCGCATCTGCCATCTCGTAATCCTTTAAGGAAACCTTATGACCACAATTTTCGCATTCTATTCCCATTCCTAGATCTGAAGATATAAGAAACCATTTATACTTTCCCATGTCATCTCCCAACAAATTGATCGAAATCGCAGAATTGTGAAATAGTATCCACAGCTTCGTCCACAAGTTTTCTATAATATTCCTTATCGATTTGATCCTCTTGATGAAGCTCTTTTACGACTTCGGCTTCTTTCCATCGATAATCTTTTGCCCCTGCTGCAAAAGTATATCTATCTTCTCCATTTTTGTCTTTGCTTCCTCTTAGTAAAAGCCCACCATTAGATCCTCGTTTTACAGGACAGAAAGAACCTACCCTTCCGACAAACCTATAGTCGTGAGTTTCTTCATCCACTTCATTGAAATCCAAATATAATGCCGCGTCTCCGCTAACGGCCTTTGTCTCGCAAAGATCATTGAATTCGATTTCCTCATGACTGAATAGAGTCTTGAAAACGTATGGAACTTGGAATTGCTTTCCTGTTGCTGTCCATTTATCATTTTCTTTAGCAATATAAACGGCATCGTTTACCAAACACATCTTAGAATATGTCGCCTCATGCTCGAATGTGTAATTCCACTTCTCTCCATATTTGATAATGAAATCTATTATTTCTGGAGTGGCATTAGGAATCTTTATAGAATCCGTCTTTATATGAGCAACGGTAAAGCCTCTCTTTTGAACCTCGTGTTTAAGGTCTATCATGAATAAGGCTCCTCGTTTTGCAACGATATTATCGACATTCCTGTTATCCCTGAATTTATTATCAAATTTTGCAGATGTCAATCCGTATACGGAATTAATAGGAATTTTCAACGCATTAGACAGTGTCTTTGCTTGATTTGAGTCTTTCAAATATGGTTTTAGCTTTCCGTCAAACAATTCTCCAGCCTTATCGAATTCCCCATGTTTGATAAATATACGAGCGTCTACAAGTTCCTTAAACTTTGCAGTATACTTGTCCCCAAACATGTTCAACGCAATGATACTATGTGGATGCATCGACGCAATATCTAAAAGAGCAACGTTTTCATACATTCCTGGTTCAGAATATACATAACCGCCTTCTCCTGGGTCTTCATCCCTATAGAAAGACTTTCCTTCAGAAAATGTATAACCTTCGAAATATTCGCTAAGATCTGTGTAAACGAATTGATCTTGAGGATGGGGATCGTTTCCAAATATCATTTTAGCGGTGTGTTGATTATTTGTATTATTAACAGTAAGGCCGCTTATACTAGCAAGAATTTCTCTAGCTACGAAATCATCATACCGAGCTTTGAATGTGGCTTCTGTTGAAACTACGTCATTCACGCAATATTCTGCAACCGTATCCCATAAAGCCTCGTCAACTGGTTGATCCCAAGGAAGACCTAGTTCTTGGTGATGCATGCCCAACTCTATTTCAAATTTCTTCAAACTTTGCTTCTTGCTTGAAAAATCGTAAACATCGGTGTAGGAAATATTGTATGCTTCTCCAAACATGGCATTCATCGAACCATTAACTATTCTTTGACTAAGTTCATATAATTGATGATTGTCGTATCCTAACATTCTTGCATACAAAATATGATTGTCGTATCTACGGCAGTTAAAACCAACAAGTTTGAATTTCACAAGTTCTTCGATTTCTGATGGAGTTGGATTTATCATCTTTACAGGAGCCTTATCTTCCGCTTTCCACACAACAACGAAAAGATTAGGAAAGACCTCGACATCGTAGAATATAATTACGTCATTATCATACTCGTCTGTTTCAGAAGGTTGGTCGGAATGAAAATGCATTTGAGCAACCAGATTTAAACAATTCTGAGATTGATTCGTGCTATTTGCCGCGAAGGCCATGATGGCCGGTCTCATGTCGGTTACATCATAGCACATTCCGCCCTCATAGGCATCGTCTAATATCTTTTTGATAAAATCAACGCTGGGTTTGGTCGCCCCATGTATCTCCTTATTAAGGTTTCTTTTTATCAAAGTCCTTAACGCCTTCTCGTTTTTCAAACCCTCAAATTTTATCACTTTTTCATCCCCTCCTTTCAATGGCAAGCCCGAAGAAATATGGGCTACCGGGATGTTGTTGCAAACGCTTAGTTTTCTCCTTAAAGAGCTATTCCCAGTAAACACTTTTATCTCTATGTTATCGTCATACACTCTAGACAACTTCGAGACATCTCCATCGTAAATATAATGAAGATGAAGTCCGCTTTGCGATTTGCTAACTTCCGCGTATGTTTGAGGAAACTTTTCGGCAGCGTTTATGTTTCTTTCAAGATTTTTCTCTCCGTTTTCTGAAATATCAAAATCTATTACTATATGATTTTCAGGAACCATAACATAATGGAGCTTCTTTGTGTTTATGGAAGAAAGAGTGGTGGAAACGTTCTCCCATTTCTTTTTCGGAGTACCCTCTTCGTTTGCGTATTGTGCGGGACAATCAGAAAGTTCCTTATCCAACAACGATTTGGTTGACGACAGATCAAGCCATGAAATATAATCCATCTCTTCGTCTTTCTTTGATTTATGTCGAAATTTGTCGATTAGAAACCCAGAATATACATTTGTCATGTGTAATCTGTTTCCGTCGTCGGTTTTCAAATACACATCGGAATCAAAAGTCGCGAAGTAGTTAACAAGCTCCGCTTTGACCAATCTTTTAGAAAATGGAAAACGAACCTTAGCGTCTTCGCAATACTCTTTATACATCAACCATATCTGATTCAATTCGATGTAGTCCTGTTTCTTGAATGTCGAGAAGTTGTCTTCCATGAAATTATAGAAATCGTTGGTTTGCCACATCATGGCCAATGGCTTATAGTTGTCAAAATATGATTTACCAAGAGTTTTGTATACTTTCAAACAACGATTAGCGATTCCACCAAGTTGAAAATCTATCTTCTGCATGATCATTCTATACTTTCCTATAGGAAGCGTGTTTCCTGTTGGTTGAATATCGATCAGTCTTCGCATAAGACCGGATTTCGCATCCGTTATCTTAACAGGACGATTCGTGCCTATGAACAACATCGATCTAAATTTCATAGTATACATAGATTTGAATTTTTCATTAACAGTCATTCGCTCATGAGAAACTATGGAGTTCAATTTCGAATTATCCTCGATCTTCGATAGATCGCCATCGTGCTCTATCGCAACTAATGGGTTTTCCTTAAGTTGTGATGTGGAAAACGAAGCATTAGAATATCCAAGAACCTTCGATTCGAAGACACTGTAATACCCCTCGAATAGTTTCTGAATGATGTTCAGCACGGTAGATTTTCCAGAACCAGCAGAACCATAGAACACTATGAATTTCTGAATATCCACAGAATCGCCGGCAATCACAGATCCTATCGCCCATTCTATTTTCTTTCGTTCTTCTGGAGAATATAATGTTCCCATCAATTCGTCGTATTCTGGAGTTTGTTCGTTTGTCAATCTGTAAGGTAATTTCTTAGTTGCAAAGTCTTCTCTTACGATTTCATGGTCTTCAAACAGAATCTTACCATCAAGTTCTTCCTTGCAGTTATCTGGTATGTTGCGAATATAACTTTTCCAAGCAGCAAGACGACCATCTACAGAATCACACATATGCTCCACTTTAATGGCCATACCCTGATCTTTATCAAGCTCTTCTCGAAAACGCTCATCTAGCATCTCGTCTATTCTGGTGGCCATGAGAAGCTCGTTCTTACTCCATATGTTATTCTTTTCATCCCAGAAAGCATAGAATGCCCCGCCTCTTATCATGATATCTTTAGTCGCAATGTCGATGTGAAAATTCGGGTATATTGTCTTCACACCTTTCTTATTCACGACTCTGATTTGCATGAAATCCAATGGCATACCTCCTTTCTGAAAATATAAACTTTCTGCACGTAAAACAATACATAAAAGACGCGCACAACATCTGCACGTAAAAACGTAAAAATTAGCGTTTTTAACTTCTTATAGAAAAATAAACTTCTCTAATAATTACAAAAAAAAGACGGGATTACGTGCAAATACATCAAAACCCCCGGTAAACCCCCATTTTTAGCAAAGAAAAAACACGTGCAAAACACGTGCAAAACACGTGATTTTTCGTGATTTTAGAGATTTTTCGAGGTTTCAAAAATCATGCACGTAAAAAAGTACGTGATTTACGTGCAAAAACACGGTTTAAAGCCTTTTAAATATCAAAATTTTCATCAAGATAAGCCATCGCTTGGTACCAGATCTCCACTTTTCTCTGGTCTTCATGAGGGTTTTCAAGTGGAAATGGAGATCCGGTACCATCATAATCGAAGGTCCTATCGAGCCAAGCGTTGAGAATATAATCGATGTAGGCTATACCAAAACGAAAGTCCAAGCCGATTTCCTCGTTCGTAGCCTTTTGCAAACCTAGATTGTAGATCATCATCCAGAACCATTCCGCTGTCCTGTCTCCGATCTCTGGATCATACATAATATCATTCTCGATGCTCATGGCCAAACCGATAAGCATCTCCAAAACAGAACACGGGACATTCAATCCAACTTCCTTGTATTCGGAGATTGGATAACCGGTTTCTTCTTCGAAGGTATACCTCAAATATAACCCGGCTTCCTTTCTATTGCTATCGTTGTCTATAAAACAATAATACTCTTTGTCGAATAATATGGAAAGAAGAGTCCTATGTTCTTCGTGGTTTGAAATATCGATCTTCGAAAGAAGCCACCTATAGTAATTCAGGCCGCTTGCATTCATCCTCAACACCTGATCATCGACAATACTCAATCCGTACCTCCGACGTCAAGCTCTTTGAAGGCATCGGCGAAACTGCCGGGGTCCATCTTAACCTCGTAATCGGCACCAAGGGTTGGGTACCTTACATAGAGCGAATATGAATACGGATTATTGATGAGAAGACCCATGACCTCGTGTCCGATTGTATCCTCAATTGAGGCCTCCATCATCTTCTCATCGTCTGCAAGAATATCATCCTTGACATAATAGGTGAGCTTCGTCTTCGTGTGATCCATCTGGGTGGTTTCGAATTCGCGCTCCCCGATCAACTCGAAATCGAGGGTTTCGTAAATAGCGCCATCCTCATGCCAGGCATGAACCTCTTCGTCTGACGATTCGGTTTCCTCGACGGGCTCTTCTGAAATATCCTCGTCTTCGTCGCCTGTTTCGGGAGCGATGTCGATTCCAACGCCCTCCTCGCCGACAAACGAGATAACCCCATCGTCTTCATCGACGTCCGTAGACTCTTCGAAGGTCTCCGTCACCTCCTCTTCGTCCGCCTTCTTACAGGTTTTGGATTTTATCACGCTTATGGCGACACCAACTACAAATCCTGCACAGAGCAATAATACTCTCTTCTTCATAATATAATTCCTTCCCTTTGCATAACGTAGAACCAACGGAACATATCCGCGGCTTCTCCTTTCATTTCCACATCCAATCCCAATGGTTTAGATGTATCGAAATATAGGACCATCCACATTGAAGTCGAGCAAGATGCAGCTTTCCCTGCCATTCACAAAGTCCCTCTTAACCTCTCCATCAGGATCGTTCTTGAAAGCATTCGTATAGATTCCGAAGTCGACATAATCGTCTCCTCCGTGACCAACAAGCCACCCAACTAACTGACCTTCCGAGGTTCTGGGGATTCCAAGCTCATCATACACATCGTTCAGGAACAAATATCCGTTCGCATGCAGATAATCATTCGCCCAAGCTTGGACCTGCTTGACCTTCATGAGGTTATACTCAGGATTGTTCTCCCATTCAGTCGAGCCCTCATCGAAGAATCGGGCATAGATGGATACCTCGTTAGGATCGAATGTCTTTATTTCCTCCCGGATCTTCTTCTTGCGTCCGCGCTGTCCGGGATTATCCTCCTCGTAGACAAGCTCGTCGGTCTTGAGACCGTAGCGGAACTCGCGATCCTTATCCTCACCGAGACTCTCCCTAACCCGCTTACGATACTCATCGAATCCCGTCTTGATCGTCTCGTATGCGCTCATCAGGGCGAGATTCCTCTGCTTCATGACATGATGCGACGTGAGGATGAGGCCGATCGATGCTGCACCCATTACGATGCTCGGACCGTACACCCTGAGAAGCTGCATGGCCGCACGTCCATAGACGATCGCAGTGTCCTTCTTGGCGTCCTCCTCGGAATATCGCTCCCCATCATAATTGGCGAGAGCATAGTGGATATCGTCCAGGGACTCCTTCGCATCATCGACGATGTCCTCGACCTGAAGCGTCGCTTTGCATGCAAGGACTCCAGAACCGACGATTCCAACAACACCACCGACAACCATGATCGTAGGAGCCGCCTTCTTGAGCTTCAAGGCGCCCATCGAGAGCGCCTTCTGGGTTCCAGGTCCACCTATCTTCGTGGCAACGATCTTTATGATCTTTCCATAATTAACCATTGTTACTCCTCTTCCTCCTTTTATCCATAACCTCATCTGCATAAATCGTGAGCAACCCTCCCTCTTCGGGAGATCTGATGTTCGCGTCTTCCTTCAATTTCAGAAACCGGATAAAATCGATTTCCCGGACCATCGTCGTGAAATCCGTACCCAGATCCTTATCGAGCCTTTCGATCATCGTCCGCAAATATGCGTGATCGAGATCCGCGCTATACTCCTCGATGACCGCGATGGGGATCGAGCATTCGAGAGCGTAGTGGTATCGCTTGAGCTCTTTCCTCCATTTCGTCCCCATGAAGCGCTTTAGGACCGCGTATATCATCGCGACCTCCCTGTCATCATAGACAGAATATGGGTACTCCGTATCGGACGTCATCTTCACCGAGCTCTTCGTGCCGTCGGAGAAGAACACTACTGTCGCGGGTCCGCTAAATATAACCTTCGAGATCTTGGTTTTCCATGCTACGATCTTCAAACCTTCCTTGCACAGTTCCAACGAAGAACTCGCCCAGGTCGTAGTGGACCCGGTGTTGTTATATCTGTATGGTTCGGGGATGGTAGTGATCGCGTTGGTACCGTTCGAATTGATGGAATATACGAGTGACTTGTCGTTGTTAAGGTTGCTGATCGTAAGCTCGTTCGATTTCAGATTCTTGTAAGAATCCATTGTTCTTCCTTTCGAAAATATAGATTACTCGGTCAGAAGGTGCGGTTCCGGCATCACGATGAGATAGCCTTCCCTCACCCTTTCGATCCTTGCTCCGTGGACGTCGTCCCAGCCCCAATCATTATCGGTGAACACGCTCGGGACTCCTGAAAGATCATAAAGATCCGCCACGGATGTCATGCCATAATTGATAGTGCGGCCGACAAGGGCGTCCAATATCTGCTCCGCCTCGCTCCTGCTGGGAACCACGACCTGATCGAACTTCCGTCTCTGAGAAGTTCTATCCCTGCCATAATATCGATCGTCTTCCCATTGATAAGAGCGACCAGAAGAATATCGGGACTTCGAGTAATAGTTGTTATAGCTGACATAACTCTTATCGCCATACCTCTTCGTGTTCGGACTTGGCCTATTCTCGCCGAATAGGAACATGTTGATGCCGGTCGTGACCAAATCGCTTATCGCATTCTTAAGCGCCGGAATAACCACATCGAACATGAGATATTCCCCAACGTTCTTGGCATCGTCCTTTACAATCGTCTTTGATATCTTGCTCCAAAGAGATTCCTTCTTATCGACAGCAACACCCTTTGCGATTGGCTCCAATTTCTCACGCTTCGCCAATTCCTGCTTGTAAGCATTGGAATTTGGCTTGAGATCGGATTCCTTAACCGCGTTCGGCTCGATTTCGTGATTAGCCATATCGCCTTCCCTCCATCATCAAAACATAAACGCACAGATGCTTCTTGTAACCGTTGATCAGCGATCCGTCTACTATAATTGCGGAAATATCCGCTTTTCCGAGATACTCCGATATCGTGGTGATGAACTCGTCCGCGTTTGGATGATGGTAATTAAATATGGTAGACCAGTAAATATGCCACAACATCTGCGCATCCCATCCGGTTAGATGGTACTCTTTCTTTACGTATTCAATGGCTTGAGATCTTCTCATTTCCTTTTTCTTTCTCTCGAAAATATAAACACGCTATTCCTCATTATCCTTACCGAACTTCTTCTCAAGAAGACCAGAAGCTGCTTCGCCTGCCATGTTTGCAACCGCTTCGCCTGCGATTCCGATGATAAGCATTACGACAATTCCGATAATGCTAAACTTCCCGTTCATGTTGCTCTCCTTTCGTAAAAAAATAAGACCCCGTGTAAATATCGCACGGGGCCTTATCTTCGGCTGGTATCAAACCTACCTTTTATCGTGGTTAACAATGTCTAATCGACGTTATCGGTGTCGGAATCGACGTTGGTGAAACCGTCGTCGGACGTCTCCACCTCGTCGGAAGCCTTGCTCATGGAACCAAGAACAACCAGCCCTGCAATCGTCACGCCAGCGACAACGCAGATACCGATCTTCTTGATGTTCCTGTCCAAGCACCTTCCGATCTTGGTGAAAGGTCCATCCGTCGCAACGATCTTAACCTCGACCTGCGACTCCTCGTTCGTCATATCCTTCTTCTCGTCAACCATTTCATTTCTCCTTTCCGGTCGACAACCTTGCCATTATACCACATGTAATTTTCGCGAACTGTTATTCGTTGTTAATGGCATCTAAAACTATTTTATGGGCTTTCTCTGCATTGAAATATCCCTTGCAATCCTCTGTGCAGGGACAATCGTACGGATGCGCTTTGACATCGCTGTTACCGCAAATATAACCTGCAAAACCCTGCTCGTATAGCCAATGAATGAAGTAACAGTCCCTTCTTGCGTTATCTTGAGCCACGAGAATCACTCCCAATCCGACATCGATAGCGCGGTTACATCATACTGGAGAATCCAGCAGGGCTTTCCGTTTTGTAGATTCCCATTCACGAACCGTATGTCCATATGATCTCCGCTAGATCTGAGAATATCCCAACCGAGGATTTCCCCGGCTTTCGTATTCGGTAGGTCCAGGCAATCCATGAAATAATTCTGATCGACCACACCCCCGATACATGCACCAAGTTCTTTGTTTACCTGGTACTCGGCTTCTCGGACATCCTGTATCGTGCTCTTGAACACCTGCCCGGTTACCCCGTCCATGAACAACTGCTCATCCTCGTTGACAATATAAACCTCCTTGGGAGGCTCGATCTGCATACTCTCGATCTTCCTTCTAGCAACGCCATCTTCGATGGCCTTTATGGTCTTCGGTTCAAAACGCTCGGCCAATTCCTCCTTGTAGGCATTGAGCGTCTTGTCAACGAAGGAATATGCGCCGAACAACGCGGTTTGCCTGTCGAGTTGTATCTTGTTGGCGAACAGGAAGCAGAATATACCGAAAGACCCTAAAGCGATTGCCGGAATATAAGCGGGTATCGCCGAAGCATAGATCTTTAGTTTCTCTATCTCCGGTCTATCGACTTTTCCACTATCTTCTATCTCCGTCCGTTTTTCGATCATGAGAATACGTGCTTTAGGCGCACCCCTAACCGCAAATATAACAGACCCGACGAAACTTCCTATCCCGACGCCAACTAGAATTGTCGGGGATTTCTTTCCTATGAACTTTGCGACTTTGTTCATCTCAAGTTCCTTTCTGAAAATATAAAGCGTTTTTAGCTATGGAACTTGAGCGCTTTTATAAGATAACCCGAAGTATACATCAAAGACGAAAACGCGGCTATCAATATGCTTATCTCTTTGTAGTTATCTATAAACCAACTATTCCTATTTGTGCCATACGTTCTTACCCTCATCATGACCAGCTTTCCCCTTTCTTTTAGAAAAAGTTGTTTTTCAAAATCATCGCGACTGCTACTATGAAGATTATCGGCAAAGCCGCTGCGAAAATATACGGTGCTAACCAAATCATAGCCGCAACTCCGATAACGCATAGAAGAACCGCAGATCCTCCAAACAAGAAAGCAAAGGGAGACAATCCTAACAGAAGTCCAAATATCGCGCCTTTTCCGACCCCAACCATGTCTTTCTTTTTAGAGCACATAGGGACACTCTCCTTTCCTTTTAGCGTTTCTCCATGCTAGCCCTATTACCGAAAATATCCACTTCAGTTCGCTCTTTCCAAGACTTGTCGTATCGTTATCGTTCTTTATCACCCTTCCTCCCCAAGGTCTCCTTCCGGGCTTGCCGAGAAGATAAATATACCGAAACGTCATGGGGCCATACGCCTCGGTCAACTGCACCATTATCTTGTTCTTCGTTTCCACCTTGACCACGACATACATCGCGTCAACGCATGCTTCGAATTCATCCAACATCTTCTCGGCCCTCCGCTCACCAATTCGTGTAAATATCGGTTCCTCCGTCATAACCGACACCACAATCGTACACTTTCCCTTCTCCGAAGGAAGTATCAACCAATCCCCCTTCTGGAATATCATCTGCAGCGACAACGACATAACCATCGGAATCCCGCCAAACGCCATTCTCATCTGTATGCCACTCATCGATTCTGTAGTGACGGAGAACATTAGACGAATAATACGTTTCCCTTCGCCCATTGTATTGGTTCACTCCGGACTGTTTTGTCAAACCGCTTCCATTTCCAGAATATGAATCGTCGTACGTAGACTCTTCATAGTACTCAGTATCGTCATAATAATCCACCGTGTCTTCCGGAATATACTCAACCTGCTCGACGATCTCCTCTGGTTTCTCCTCAACCTCCTCCGGTTCTTCCTCAACTGGGGGAATATACTCCGCTGAAACAATCGTGGAGCTCATGGCTATCTCGTCTGTTATCTTATCGTTGAAGTGATACGCAGAATATGAGATTACTCCTACAACGGAGAATAAGACAACAGTCAAGGCTATCAAGGAGACTCCAAGTTTCAAATATAAGTTCTTAAGCTGCGTTTTAGTTGCGTTTCTTGTTTTCATTTCAGATGCCCCTTTCTAATGCATCCACCAACCAATCAATGCCCGCTCCCAAGCCTCATGTAACGTCAAATATGCCTCGGTTGATTTATTGCAAACTCTGCATTTGACATACCACAACCCATGATCGAAGAGACCTGGCGCTTTCTGAATATAACACGATTGCAATGTGCTCAGATTAGAATCGTCATGCCGACACTCGGTCGGGACTGGTAAAACATATTTATCTTTCGTCATGTCGGATCACCCGTCTGCGCGATTAATCTCGGAGACTCGACATCGCAGCCCAAGGCGATCGCCATGGCTGCGATGCTCTTCAGGGTCATGTTCTGGCCATTGAGTTTCTCGGAGAGCGTCGAGATGCTGATGTCCATCATCGCGGCGAGATCCTTCAGCTTGATGCCCCTCTCGACGCAATGCATGATGACCTGGTTCGAGAAATCGATTGACAGCTCGTAGGCGAGCACGTCTGGCGTAAGCTCGAACTCGAACCCTGACCCGAGAACCGCATCAATATCGTAATCACGCGCCATTTTCACTCCTCTCGCCCCACTTGCAAAACCCGTCAGGCTCGACTCGCGGATGGTCGCCCTCGAATCCCTCGCACCACTCGGCGTGGCATGTCCACATGTCCACCGGCTTGAACCGCCTGTCGGGTTGCCATTCGGAATCGTGCTTGACATGCTTGCAATCCCGGCAGCGCACTACTTCTTCCCATCCAAGTGCGCGTAGCCTTTCTGAAACCTGATCAACGTCATGCTTGGTTATTTCGTCCATGACGTAATTTACGTAATACTCAATTTCCGCAGAATTTATCGGTTTCGCAGCGAGCGGGCTCGGCTTTAGAACCGGTTTCGCGACCCTGTATTGCCCGCTGTGATGAAGACCGCATTTCGGGCAGCATCCGCTCATTCCCGTTGTCGTGCCAACCGTGTTGTAGACTGCTCCGCATACGCACCTGACGTAGCTCATTCTTCCTCCTAGAAAATAACACAAAATTGTCTAGCTTGACTATGCCCATACATCGAAGAATAATTTTTCATAACCAAGGTCTTTTGGATTGTACGCTTTTAAGTTTTTCAGAGAAAGCGATTCGTAAGGTTTACTGAAATATCCATCTGATCGACCTGCTCGATTATGCGCATTCGATACATGTACTTTACCGTCTTTGTCTATTTCGGTGATTTTATATACCCCAACATATGGAGCGCCTAAATCGTCAGTTGCCATCCGAACAATCCCGTGGACGATATCTCCTATGTGCAACTCGTCTCCCCACATATCACATACCATCTACTCTACCACCTTCGCTCCGCACTCTGGACAATAGTTTGGTCTTCTCCAATCGTCAAATGGACAGGGAATGTATTCCTTGCAATTAGAGCAAATATAACCTCTGGAACCAAACAATGAAATCGAAATTGTCAATCGTCCCTTTCCGGCTTTGTGTTTTTTCATAGAACAACAAAGACAATCTGGTTTCTGCCTACCCCATTTAAATATGCTCATCGTCTTCCCCTTCAAAAAGATGATAAAACGACGGAACGATCAACCTCAGGACAAATATAAACACGAAACCGACGATTACAACCAGCCAATCGATGTCATACCACCCATGAACGGCATCTTCTACGACGAATGAAGTTACCAGCCAAAGAAGTGACAGTTTAACAGCGGGTTTCCAATCGCACATCCACATGTCCTGAAGAAAATATAAGATCTTGTTCATAGCGACCATGCCTCTTTCCATCCATTAAAGATGTCCTCTGCGTGTTCCCATCCTCGACAATCCCCGAGAATATAGGTTTCAAGCAAACCCGCACGGCGCCCATTCGAGAACCCGTGGATTACGGCATCATCGAGCATCTCCGTGTTGGACTTGTTGTAGAGGACGATCTGCTTTCCTCCATGAAGCCGGTTGACTCTGTAATTCCATCCGGCCTTGGTGACCATCTCGACGAGCTTGTCGAACTCGGTGAAGTTGAGGCTATCGTCAAGAGGCTCCTCGACATACTGCTGAATATAATCGCTCATTTCATGTCTCCTTTCTCATCATAACCAGAATCGTCGTCGATGTTGACCATGAAAGCGTCCCAATCGAGACCTTTGTCGAGATAGGACTCGACCAATGCGCTCGCCTGCTTGATCGGGAGCGCCTCCCCGACCATCACGGAAGGCTCCCTTCTCTTCCATGCATAGACGTTGTATAACAGATTCCCCATTTTCGTCTCCTTTCACACGCCCTATAACGTTATAGCGATTCCGATCTCCTTCACCCGGTAATCGTACTTATTGTGGTCGCGCTCCATAAATATAAGATGGTACATCGCGTCCGTCCAATCTATGAAGTGCATGAACTTCCCGGAGTCCTCGCTCGTCCAGGAACCATCTTTCAGAAGAACCTCCTCCTTGTTCGTTTCAAAGCTTTCCCTTACAATGATGTACACAACGTCCTCCTCTCATAAAAATATAAGCCCGGCTTTTATTGGTAGGGGACGAGGGATTCGAACCCTCACGCCTCTCGGCGGCGGATTTTAAGTCCGCTGCGTCTGCCATTCCGCCAGTCCCCCAAAATATAAGACTGGTGGGCCCGCCGGGATTCGAACCCGGAACCTTGGGATTATGAGTCCCCTGCGCTAACCGTTGCGCCACAGGCCCAAAAGGGTGAGAGTTTTACCCGATTACTCCTAGATTGGCCAACCTAGGAGTAATCTTTTCCCCGACTCTCAAGGGTGCACATATTTCAACCCTCCGCCTGGCAGCACTTCCAGACTTCCGAGATTACGCTCCCGGCAGGCGTCCAACGGCGTCCCATTGGAACTAAGCGTTAACCGAAACGGTCGCCGGAATCGTACCGACCCCTCGCTGATGCGATTCGAACCTCGCTTGAAAAATATAAGAGGGGCTGAATGGAAATCCAAACAGCCCCTCTTAGTCCTTAATAACATACCCGACCAAACACCTCTGCGCCGCATCGAGGACAATACTCGAAATGCTCTCCTACGCCCTCATGATGAATCTTATTGCAGCTAGAACATTCCCAAATTCCGCTATTATGGGGAGCTTGAGAAACGAGGAAACACATATGCCCATGAGACAAGACTTTATGCGCCATATCCCACAGGATCAAATCCTTGAATTCGATATTGATGGCGAAATATGCCTCCATGCAACACCCATGACTCTTCTCCCATCCTGGGAGAAATATAATCGTTGGGTACTCCTTTATGGCCTCTAGGCAAATGAGCATCGCTTCGATCCAATCCATTCCGTTTGGAATCTCCTTCATAGGGTTGAAGATCTTGGAAGCTCCCAAACTACGAACGGTGTCCTCGATAAACTGGAACTTGTGCACTGCCACCGACCTATCGATTCCCGTTACGGGTCCGGACAAATATACGTCCTTACCCAAGATGGCCTCTTTGATGTAATCCATTGATTCCGAGCTATAAAGCTCCCCCACCATGTAGTTTGCAACTTCCTTATAGAGATCCACCTTCGCCATCTTCGCCTCCTTTCAAAAACATAAATCCCTACTCTTCAGTGGAATCCTCGGGGTTCTTGAACATGTTGTCAGGCCATTCGATGTAGGTGACGTTTCCGAGATTGATGGTGTCGTACACCTTGCGCCACTCGCCCTTCTGCTTCCGCAGCGCCCTGACAACAACGAGATTCCGGCTGGCATCGACCATAGTGGACGCATAGAACAGCTCCTTCGCCTTCTCGATGTCCTCCATCTTGTAGATGACGGTGGACGCCTGCGCGTGGCCTCGCTTGTCTCCTCCATTCACGACGTTGTAGTGGACAATTACCATGATGTCATTATTCGCGGTTTCCATTCTTAAATCCTTTCTACTCGCGAACTCCAAAAAAATATAAGGGGAGTGTTTTCCCTTTAAACTACAATCTATTGATTGGTGACGACATCGAACGTCACAACTCTCCTCCTCATTATAGAACATGTTTTTTTCGCGAAAAAAAAAGAAAAGCCGTGCTATTCACACGGCTCTTCCTTTTTGGTAAACCACACCCGCTTCAAATTGTTGTAGAAGCAAAGTGCCTCTGACTGATCCTCGAAATATCGGTGAACAACGGGCTTGAGCTCATCAAAGTACTCTCCTGTGACTGTCGACGGAAGCAGCACTTCAAATATAACTTCGTAGATCGGATGACAATTGTCGCATTTGCCTCCATCGCAATTGCCACACGTGTCGTCCGTTTCAAACGACGAATGATACCTGTAGTGACCGCTCATCGACATAGTCATGGAAAGCACATAATATGTCTCAAACTTTTCGGTTCGCTCCATCTCTTGAATAGCCATAACAATCTCTCCTTTCAATTCATTTGTTGGCCGAGGTGATTTCCTCATTATAGAGCATGTAAATATCGCGAAAAAAAAAACATAGGCCACGTTATTAGCGCGACCTATGTTTCTTCGAGTTAGGCTACCTTGGTTTTAAATCAGAAAATCCTCGGGATTTGACCAGATGCCTGCCTATCTAGAACATCCTCTTTCTGGAATATAATGATCATCCCCGTAACGATGATTGCTCCTACTACTTTGATTATGATTTCAGGCGCGATCGAGCGTTTCCTTTCATTACGTGCTCTTTCGAGTCTTTCAACGCTTTTGCTCAAAGTTTCGAAATTATCATCGTCCGGATCAAGATCACCAAGCTCTTCCAGTTGACGATCGATCTCCTCTTTCAAGGGATCTGGTTTGGTCCATGGAAATTTCATCATAATATCTCCTTTCGGTTGGCCTATGCCTCCATTATAAGCCATGTTTCTCACGCGAATATCACATAAGCTCGTTAACCTTCTTCTGAACCGCGTCATACTTGGCTCCGAGGATGGTCTTTCTCACGTTCCCATCTCCGTACTTACCGGCTATGACTTCCTTTGCCAGCGTGTTGACCGAACAACGGGAAATATGATTGATGACCTTCATGACCTCGTCATACTTATCCCCAAGCTCCTTCTTCCTCGTCGCGCCAGTACCGTACTCTCCAAGCATCGTCTCGTAAACAAGCGTAAGCATGGACTTTCCTGCAATCTTGCTTGGAGTAGTGGTCTTGTTTGTGGTGGTCTTATTGGTTGTCGTTGTGGTAGTCTTTGTAGTAGACGTAGAGCCCTTCTTTGCGCCGGTTGCATACTCGTTCCAGCGCTCCTTTGTAAGATAGAAGAGGCTTGCGTCGATAGCCTTGCCTGCCATATTAAGCTTATTGGTAAATTGCCAGCCCACAACCGTGCACCCTTTTGTATACCCGGAATACGGGAAACTCCTGGTCGTCCAGGTAGTCGAGGGAGGCGACGGATAACCCGCAACCCACATACCACAGCGTTTCTTGACGTAATCATTCACGTAGGTATTGATGAACGACGCACTTGCATAGACAACACACCAAACGCCAGTCAAAGTGTGAATCCTATCGATGAAAGCCTGAACCTGAGCCTTCGAGCAAGCAACCTCGACATCGAGAATCGGAATTCCCTTCTTGAAATATGACTTGCAGTTCTTGTAGAACCAATTGGCCTCGGTAACGCCATGACCCCTGAAGAAGTGATAGAAACCGAACGGCTTCTTCGAGGTGACGATCTTCTTGGCCCACGTATCGAAGTAGGCATCCTTATAGTTGGTGCTCTCGGTTGCCTTGATGATCAGACCGTCTGACTTCGCCAAAACCGTCTGGACGTTGATTCCTCCCTGCCAATGTGAAATATCCGGAATCTTAAGCGTCATCTTCGCTCTCCTCCCAATCCGCGTCGTCATCTTCGATCACGACGTCGTCCTCGATCTCATCGAGAAGCTCCTCGATCTCCTCGGGCTCGTCCTTTGCCTCGTCGACGAGCATCCTATAAACCCTGTACGAAAGCTCTCCGGTCATGGGAAGACCATTCTTGAACTCGAAGTTCTGTATGGCACCCTTGGTGGCCTCATCGACAACGCCATTGACCTTGACTAAATTGGAGACTTTGTCGTGAAGAACCCTCTGGGCATTTTTCACCTTTTCGAAATCCTTAATCATTCCTGACATGCGAAACCTCCCTACAAGTTTTGCTATAAAACACTCTCATTTTGACGGAATCAATTGACCTCTTTAGTTGAAGCTTTCAATAAAAACCAAAGTCGTCGATTGAATCTCATCCGTACAGATAATCGGTGAAGTCCTGTACTCATCAACAAAGATGAAAGTCATTGGCTTCCTCCTACCCTATCAATGAATCGCCGACCCAGAAACTATGGGTAGATCCCTTCACGACGGTATTGTTCTTCTTCCAAGTCACTTGGAAGAAAGCGTTCTTTCCAGATACCAATGAAAGAGACTGAGCCTCTGTCAACGAGAAAGAGACATACTGTCCATTCGTATCAGTACCGGTTGTGGCCGTAGGCTCTATCAACACCATGTTCTGCGCAACGGCAACGGTTGGAGTTCCCAAAGCCGTGATCGTCGTCGAAGAAGGGAGATAGACCTTGAATGTGGGCGTCTCACCCCTTATCATCTTCATCTCTTTCTCCTATCTACGATAATAGCTGGTTGACGCGCTTTTGAACGGCATTGTAATCGTATCCAGCGGCCTTAAGCTTCTTCTTACGAGTCTCTCCATTACCCCACTTGCCAGCAATGACTTCCTTAGCAATTGTGTCGACAGACTTCTTCGTAGTCTTTGAAGAAGTGGAAGACGTGACCTTCGACTTGGCCTCCTTGCTATCAAGCTTACCATTATAGTGAATGATCATCTTCCAGGGATAATTGTAATATGATCTGACCCAGGATTCCTTACCGGTCTGGTCACCGACCTTCCCTCCATAGGCACCGCCCCTCTCGTTGATGCGGAACTCGCTGAGAACATCGGGCTTCTGAGTCTGGCACATAGCAACATGACGACCAGGCATCAAATATAAATCTCCAGGCTCGGCAAGGAAGCTCATAGGCTTCCTCACGAATAGACCAGAGGAAACGAAAACACGCTCGATGTTCTGTGTATTAACCGCACCATCTAGAGCATGAGCATATTTCGTGTTCGCGAGAACCGCTTTCCATGCATCGATAGAAGATGAAGAACAATCCCGGTCTCCAATCTTGATGCGCCACTTTATTCCACCTAGGGAACCGGAAATATAACCTTTACCAGTTTGTCCCCATCTTGAACCAAGGGCCATGGTGTATCCGAAGCCCGGATTGGTGCACATCTGCTTATGCGCCGCTGCAGCGGCTTTCCCATAATCGGCCATCTTTCACACCTCCTAAGCGGTTCTCTTCCAAATATAAACAACCATGTATGGCGGCATGTTATTGTGAGCTGTGACATTACTCTCGCCATCATTCGAACCATAAGCCCTGGCTCCAACAGCACCACCTGTTGCAGTGGGCTGCTCATATTGCGTGTTGTTCGAATCTCGGACAAGGGCATTCGTACCGGTATTTCGAATGAAACCATTATAAGTGGTTCCACTATTACCAATCTTATAATTGCCAGTAGAGAATCCTTGATTTGAACTCGACGTGACGTTATACGTATGGTCACCGGAAATCGCATGTCTATGGTTCGAAATGGTAGGCTGGGTGAACCCATGTGTATGCGCACGAACAGCAGACTCATTCTCGGTGAGCTTGTGGCTTGCCTCACCACCGTCTATCGTAGGCGTCGAATCCTTGACATGGTTCACGGAATATGTTGAACCGGCGCCAAGCAGGAATGTATCCTGAAGCTGCACCCATGTTCCTCCGAAGAGCGTAGATGGGTTGGTGTTATTGACACTCATGTAGATAGAACCAACAGGATATACATCATCTATTGTAATTCCGCCCCCGCCTCCTTGAATCGTAATGTTACCACTGCCAAGAAGGCTTTCATTATTAATAGTCTTTATGTTTGTGCCACTTACAAGAGCCGCTTGCTTACCATTCCAATTGGAAATATCGGAAGATTGAATTCCAGAAGCAGCAGATGCTGAGAATATAGGATCTGATTCACTTGTTATACCTCCGCCACCAGAAGGAGGATTACTTGTTCCGGCATAACGCCAACACGGATTGGATGCGTCATAAATAAAGGTTAAAACATCGCCAGAAGACCACGTAAGTTGATTTGATGCACTTGTCGCGGTGGTTCCTTTCCAAATGTCTGTAGCTCCAGTGCTATTGACGTTTAGCGTTAGTTTTCCAGAAACATAGGTATTAGCATAAGAAGAAACCATCGTGATTAACGCACCATGAGTAAGAACGAAATTATCTATAGTACAAGTTTTAGAGCCTGTTGACGCGCTACTATTACAAGCACCATACCAACTACCCGCTCCTCTAGAAGACTTAACGGTTGCGGCGGATTCTGAAAGCAAATATCTCCAATATGTTCCATCATACATAAACGCTATTATAGTATTAGCGCTCCATTTAAGGACGTTGGTTGTAGAATTTACAGCAGAGTTTCCAACGTATATAGATATAACACCCGTTTGATTGACATTAAGAGTCGGTTGAGCAACGGTGTTGGCCGTTGAAAATAATACCGCTATAATAGCCCCAGATTCTAAAGTAAATCCACTACAGGTAACAACTTTTTGAGTAGTGCTAGCTGTCGTATTACATGTACCATACCAGGTTGTTTTTGTAGATTGACCCCCACTTACATCGATATTACCACTACCAAGAAGACTCTGATTATTGATAGTCTTGATGTTCGTACCACTTACAAGAGCCGATTGCTTGTTATTCCAATTTGAAATATCGGAAGATTGAATTCCAGAAGCAGCAGATGCTGAGAATATAGGATCTTCCTCCGTCGTGATTCCTCCGCCACCGGAAATAGTGATGTTACCGCTTCCAAGAAGACTCTGATTATTGATAGTCTTGATGTTCGTACCACTTACAAGAGCCGATTGCTTGTTATTCCAATTTGAAATATCGGAAGATTGAATTCCAGATGCGGCAGAAGCAGTAAATATAGGATCGACTTCCTCCGTTGTGCTACCACCAGAATCTCCATAAGAATAGGTAAGCTGATAGTACCCAGGCTGATGGAAATATCCTCCGGAATTGGTTCCATTACTTTGGATAAGCAATGTGCCATTACTATAATTTGCGGTCCAATTAGATGTCGCTTGAGCCTGAGAACCCATCTCCATGCCATGAACGTTGGTCCCGTCATTAACCACCACAATCGTGCGGGTATAGCCACTTGATGTGGAGAAATTGGACTTAAATATACACGACCAGCTAGTGGGTTCTTCCTCTAAACCAGTGAAGGAAATGCTAGTTGCTCCAGAACCAACCTGAACGTCTTTCGTCCCAAGATTCGTGCTCTCTCCATAGGTATATAAAAGTTCGTATTCATTCGCTTGGAAATTTCCATTGGAACACGTGATCGTCAACGATCCATTAGAATACGATTTTGTAAATATAGAATTACTATAAGTAACCTGAGCATTCGAGGTGTTCGTGATTATGGTTCCTATCACGTTCGTACCGTCGAACACAACCGCTGCGACTTTATAGGGAGATGCTCCAGTAGCCAGATTAGCTCTTGAAATAAGAGAAAACGTAGTCGGTTCTCCAGATATTCCAGTAAATTGAATAGAATTAGAAGCAGAAGTTAGGGTCTTAGTGGCGGTTCCTATATCAGGTCCTCCGCCACTACTTCCTCCATTATCTACATAATCTTTAATCTTTTCCCAAAGATGGGATAGATTAGTAGAACCTATATAACCCATCTCCTTTCTCCCTTCTACTACACGCAGATGGCATCGATTTCAGCTGTGGTCATCTCAACGATGTTGTTCTGAACAACAGAGAAATTAGATGCGCTGTATGTCGATTCGGTCTCTATGCAGAAAACCATATCTCCGATTTCACACGTCTGCCCGACGTAGGTTCCTGCTGTGCCAACAACCCAATAATATCCAGCAACCCATGCAGATGCTCCTGAAATATCAGTATTCGAATTGGCGATTCCCTGAAATGCGGTGGCTCCTGAAACCTGCCCAGCCACATAATTGACAACCGCGGCCGTCGTGGGAAGATTAGCAGAAGTCGAACCAGAAGATATAGATGTGTCAACTCCCTTTGCGGATGCCGCTCCAATCGTATAGCTAGACGGAGCAAGAGCACCAGACGAATTAGTCACAACGATCTTATTTGCAGTGGTTCCAAGAGATGTTCCGACAAGAGGAACGTTACCAGCCGCAGAACCGGCGGTCTTAGATGCTGCACTTCCAAGAGTCGGCTTATTCTTGATATAATCATCAGCCGTATCGGTAGTCTGGTTCCAGTCACTCTGAACGTTAACCTCTGCTCCCTCTGCAATCCCATTAAGCTTCGTCTTATCGGACGTACTCATAAGACCATGAACAGAAGTCGTAGCATCAGAATATGTGGTATCCGTGGCTGCAATGGTTATCTTATCGTTCGTGGTATCGGGCGTAAGCGTAATGTTTGCCCCGGCCTTAAGCTCAAACGTATCGGTCTTTCCATCTGCAGCGATGGTGCTATCCCCAACGGCAATATTTGAGAATGCATTCTGATTAACTTCTGCTCCGGAAGAAATCCCATTAAGCTTAGTCTTATCAGACGAACTCATAAGACCAGAAGTAGAAGTCGTCGCATCAGAATATGTAGTGTCAAAAGTGACGACGCCAGACGAATCACTGGAAACGCTTACGTTATCTCCAGCCTTCAACTGAATATAACCAGATACAGAAGAATTCTCGATAATCTTCAAATATGGATCTGCTTGGGCTGCGTTTCCAGTACCAGTAGATGCGCCAACCTTAGGTACAGCGGTATAATGAGTATCTGTATCGGTTCCCGGAATTCCTAAAGCGGTGATATCAGACTTAGCAACTGCGGTTGCCGCGCTAACATGACCGGTCCCATCTACAGTAACCTTATATAAACCACTAGTCTTCGACGTATATGTCGGATGTGTATAGTTGTTAGCACCTTCTGCTATGCCATTCAATTTTGTCTTATCGTCCGCACTCATAACACCAGCCGCAGTGGTGGTTGCGGAGCTTATGCTTGCGGCGGAACCGAGATTATCTCCAGCATTGTTCTTAAGCTGAACGGAAACAGTGGTTGCGGTGGTAGATGAGGATATGCTACGACCGAACCATAATTTACATTTGGCCCATAACTCGGTAATCGCCGATGTTCCTGCTAATGACATGGTTCCTCCTTAAGAAAGCAAGGCAGCCGCTTGTGCTGCTGTTAGGACATTTGCTTGAATTGTTCGAACCTGATTATCAACGAGTATGTTCTTATTTGGATTCGGATACCCGTCTATACTATCCGGCTTATTTTCATCTGCCGTGTAATTACCAGCAGCTATAATAGATCCCGTATCTGCAACGAACGAAAACGTTCCAGACGAAGGAGCCATTAATATATTAACCGGATTTGATATCTCGAAATCAACACTAACATCGTTGTCTATGTCGGCAATAAAAGATTTAATCAACGACATCCTCGATCACCCCGTCCTGAATAATCGGACCAACCGAGATTTCAACCCATTCAGAAGCCAAAGCAACTCCCATATCGATCAATCTTATCTGCATGTATGCTTTTCCTTCAGAGAGAGATAATGTCTGCTCCTGCGTTAAAGTGAACGTTAAAGTCGACACGCCTTCATCAACGGTTATCGTCATCTGATTGTTCGAGGCGATGACCTTTGCTTGATTGGCTTTTCTTCCAATAGCCAGATAACAAGTATAGCCAGTGAGATCCATTTCGACAGTTGCTATAATCGTAGGGGTTGTTCCACGAAAAATATCATAATTGATATCGCTCATTATTCACCTCCTAGGTAAACCGTAATGAAAACGCATTAACCTTATCCTTTACGACTCTTTCTTGGCATATTCCTTTTTCTTAACATCATCGAGAATCCATACATCATCGTCATCAAGCTCGTGGAAGAGCTGCGCAACGGTTCCATTGCCTCCAAGCTTGCTATAGGCATCGAATGTTTCGTCAAGCTCTGCTCTACGTTCGACAGTCATCTTCTTCTGTTGAACATGGTATTTATAATATCCGTCAACGATCTGAGTTCTAAGAAGAACCCTCATGCCTTGTTCCATTGCGTCATCATGAGTTTGCTTCTTACGCAGACTATTACCGAACCAACCAACTGCTCCGGCAAGAATCGCAGTTATAACCCACTCGATGCCGTGTATAAGAAATGGACTCATGGACACCTCCTAACTCGTCTTTACATATAGACAGGTTAAACGAACTGTGGCAGACGCAGCAGTTGTTCCGGTGTTCTTAACCGCTACTTGCGCCTCGGTGCTACTCGATCCTCTAACAGCATAAACATTGAACATTGTCGTTCCGTCTATATACCATCCAACAACCCCTATGAAATCATATCCGGTTTTACTCACCGTTATAGTTACCCATGCCGTTCCTCCTGCCGAAACAGAACCGGTGCTTTTAGTTTTAACATCTGTTTCGAACATACTATGAACGTTAGATTGAACCATAAATTGATCAGGAGACGTCCATCCATCTACCGGATCATACACACGTCTTGTTATGTTTCCATTCAACGAAAAGCCAAATTTACTTGTTGAATATCCCATAGAATACCCGGTAATGAATAATTGCCCATCGCTGTCAACGCTTATTTCAGAAGCAGAATAATTAATACGATCATCAAGATCGTATACAATATTTAGGTGATGAGTTGAAGAATTAGTGGAATAGATACCGCCAGTATTAACCATGAAAACGGTTGAATTACCACTAGTAGCGCTTCCATTTCCAACTTGGAATAGCCAATCATATATCCCCATAAAACCAGGATCATTGTACTTACCTATAGCGACTGCATTATCTCTGATAGCTTTTGTATGATCGCCAAAAGATACTGAATTTTCTCCTTTTGCCTCCGTATTTGTACCGGCAGCTATAGAGCAACCTCCGAGTGCTTTTACTCTATTTCCTAAAGCTATGCTCAATGGGCCTATATCAGAATTTGGATATCGTAAACCCAACGTATATGCTTTCGCAGTATCTTCGTTAGTCGTATATGTAATGGTAATCGTTGCTCCTCCATTAGGAGGTGTACTAAAATCAATATATGAAAGAGCCTTTGTAATAGTTCCGCTATATGAACCCGATACAGTTACTGTATAATTCGTAGAGCTTGCCATTGGAAAAATGTTTATTCTAGTAGATACGCCATCGGACGTAATGGATTTAGTTATTGTAGAATATCCATTTGCATCTCTCATGTCATGAAAATCAACATAAGTATTCGCATTTCGGTCAATCAATTTCATAGACCGATAATCCATTTCGATATGCGAATTATCGCTACGTCCGATCTGTGCTCCGGAACGTCCAAAACTAGCCGTTATATTAGATGAGTTATTTCCCTCTCCATCGAAAAATGCAACAGCATTTCCCGTCCACGTCGTGATGTACGTTAATGCTTTTCTTATAAGAATCCCTAATGAATTTATAAGAATATTATGGCCAGTGAAATCGTTTTGTTCCATTGATTCCTGCCATTCTTCTTGCGTTATTTCAGTAACATGAACTCCGTTATCATCATACCAGAAATGCTGGCCAGTAGCTTCGGCTACGTTTTTAGCTTCTTCGGCTATTGCAACAGAAGAATCCGTCTTATTTCTTAAAATTCTATTCTCTTCTCCGTTTTTTAAATCAAGTTTATAAACTGCATCCTCGACATTTTCAACTTTATCGTCGATTAACTCATCAAGCTGATTGATAACTCTATTAGATTCGACATTTATAGCTCTACCAACGATACCATTTTGCTCAACAGCGTTTTGGATCTCATAATTAGAAATATTTTTGGCCCCTAAGGATCCTATCGAAGGATCGTCGACATTACCAAGGATATTGCACTTCCCATTCTCAATACTGACGCTTACGAAATCGCCGACCTTGGCATTGGCAAGGATCTCTCCGTTCACAGGAGTCTCCTGATCGGAACCGGAGATAGAGACCCATGGCATGCCGTCCGTATCCACTTTGACGACTTTGGCGCTCTTGATAAGAGAGGCTTTCTTTGTTCTTTTCCTAATCTTGGAATCCATGATATCGCTTATCTTATTGGCCAACTTTGTGGCCGGATCATTTACAGCCATCTATTCCACCTCCCATAGAATCTCTTCCTTACCTGCAGTCTCAGAAATCGTTATCCCCTTTCCACAGGTAAGAGTTTGCTGAAGGACCCTCATCTTACCGACAAGACCAGCCCCTTCTATCGAACCAGTAACGATGTCGAATGGGCGGACATCCGGCCAATACTCTCTTTCATAAGTTTTATTGACGACAATCGTTGAATTACTTTGAAGCTGCCTTTTGGCATACATCTCCAACGATTCTCCATTTATCAAACTAGGACTGTCATCGATTTCCTCTATGACAATGCCGAGTTTGCTGGTAGTTGAAGTCTCGGATGTCTCCGAATCATTTACAACTTCAACCACAACGTTTCCATCTATAACCTTATACACATTTGGAATCTCGGTTATATCTTTGTCCTCTTTTATCTCAGGAAACAAGATGCAAGCATGAGCCTGATCGAGAATAAGAGAAGCCTCAGTTGGACTTTCCTGTATCGTTATGTTCCCATAGCCATCAAGCTTTATACACCAGCCAGCCGCATCTAAAATATACCAAACAGCATCAAGATAAGTAGAGGAATGATCGAAAACGATGTGATCATCCAGCGTGAAGCTGCCTTCTGCCGAGATCTTTACCCCGAAAGGTAACGATTTCCTTAGAAGCCTAACGCAATAATCAGCTCCATCGAAACCTTTTGGAGCATAATCTCCATCATTCATATACCTCTTAGAAGCTGGCCATAAAACAGACTGACCATTAAGACTCAGAATATCTCGATTCTTATCTGTGGTTTTGTCTGATTTTCCAAAAAGGAAAGTGCCCAAAACCTCTAAATTTTCACTCCCATTTTGACTGGCGATCATCTCCACCCGATAGAAGGCGAAAGGCAAAGACGCCCCGACTTCTTGAGAGACTTCAAGCGAAGCCGTCTCAAGAAGCGGAACGTCGTCCGAACAATCTCTGGAGATGGAGATCGAATCCACACCGGTAAGGATTTCCTCGTCCGCCCATGTGAACTCATTAACTCGCATAACACGCCAACTGGAAGAGTAGGATTTCGTCCAATCGACAGACACGTTTTCATCTCCTTTCGTTCTATCACCTTGCAACGAACTCGTTGGTGAATTCTATCTCCGTATAACTCAAACTGATAGTGGCAGTAGGCGAATTGTACTCGTATGAAATCTCAACTGAAACGTCTGCACAGAAAGCATCTCCATAAGGCGTTCTAACGAACACGGGATTGGTATAAGCGGCGAGTTCTCGGCAAAGCGCCAATCTTGTTGCGCCATCAACATCAGAGCAGTCTATCCTGCACATAACCGTATCGAAAGACCCAGTATGAGTACTTCCTGTATTCCAATAACCGGTGACAGTTCCATCCATATGGATTCTATTCTCGAAATCCTTACTATACGAGTTTGAAACATTGACATTCCAAGGAAGCTCAAGATGCTTGGAACCGTTATCCCAATCCAAGGTTAATCCGTTTCCTGTAAGAGTATACGGAACGTCCACGAAATCTATATCACCATCCACGGTTCTGGTTACCAATCTGTACTTGAGTTCAATACCATCGCCAGACTCATCAAATATAGTGTTTATATGCATCGAGTACGGAGGGTAGTCGTCGATTATCTCAGAACCAAATCCCAACCCCTCATAGATAAGCTGTGCTCTATCCTGGGTTACACGATACACATCGCATAAATCACTAGATATATAATTAGACGGAGCTTCCGGAGTGATGCTCATAGACGAACCAGTTCCAATCCTTTCGACAACGGAAAGAGAACTAGGAGCTTGAGCAGGATGACTCCAATTGATGGTAAACTCTACGGCTATCTCTTCCGAAAATAAACCCGTGTTTCCATTATAGAGGGTAACATATAGAATATAACTTCCGTTCTGTATGAAATCGAGTGTTGGAAGTGTATATGATGAAGTATACACTCCGGAGTTAGCCTGTGTCTCCATCCATATCAGATCGTCTATAGCCTCGGTCCATATGCAATCCCCTAGAGGCTGATAAACCTCCCCGTATGGTCTGATTTGCATGACTCCCTGCGACTCTATCCTGGCGAATGCCATGACTCCTGCCATATTTGTCGTCATCGAGAAGGTCATAGGCTGCGCTTGAATATAGGTTATACCCTGGCTTACAGAAGCGTTCGGAAGAGTTACCGAGCAAGTAGGAGGACTGGCCAGAATCGTTTCCATAGCACCAGAACTAACCCAGCCATTTGGAGTAGAAATATAAGTTGAGGTTTCCCACTCTCCACCGGTTGTCACTAAAACCTCGAAAGCCAGACTGTTTATATTATTGACGGTTGCGGAATTCGCAGAAAGAAGAAGATTGTCAAGTTTACTGAAAAAATCCTCCCAGGAAATTCCAACATAACCGGCATTTCCTTCTTCCATTGAAAGATCAAAGGTAACCGGAGTAACGTTTGCAATCCCCGCCGTACATTTTAGAATATAAGCCGTTTGATTTCCAATAGCCTGATAATCCCATGAAACGGAGAAATCTTGACCAATAACTATTGGATTAGGAACATTCAACACCACACTATCAGGAGCCGATAATGGAACCGCTTCGAATGTATCGGTGTAAACCCCATGAACATCATCTGATGTGATCCTTCTAGCACGAATATAATACTTAACGCCCTCTTCAAGATCTCTTATTATAGCGGTCGCTTGATGTGTATAAGTTTCAGACTCCTCCAAAACCCAATCCGCATCGACAACCTCGAATGTATTTGCGCCAGAGGAACTAATCCAAGCGTCTTTATAATCACTATATGAAATCTCGGTCTTATTCGAAGAATCATCATACCATCCAAGGGTAAGCCTCAATCCCTGTCCGTCCGGTTCAGATTCTATCGAGGTTATGTACACGGCATCTTGATAAACCGGATATGGGGTTATAATATCCTTAGGTGCTGAATATGATCCAAATATCGTACCGTTGCTTCCATCCATGTAACGCCTTACCTTAAAATAATAACGAGTTCCAGAATCAAGATCCGGTACAGATATCGTTCTAGTTTCGGCAACGCCCTTCTTTTCATCAGCCATGGAATATGTTTCTGGCCCATTAGTTGTATTCCACGCATCGCTACGCTTAGAATATGAAATTTCGGTTCCATCAGAATCATCAGCCTCATGGCTTGTTGTTATAGTTATAGTGGTTCCATCACTAGATGTGGAAAGAGAATCTATAAAAGCGTTGTCATCTTTCGAAGAAACCGTAATCGACCACGCGCATTCCTGCTCTGAATACTTGGTTCCTGATGCATAATTAACCCCATATGAAGTGGTTGAGTCGCTTTTAACAAACCGTCTAGCGTCCAAATATATGATATCGCCTTTTGGCAACTCATCTACTATAAGACTGAATGTTCCATGATGACTTACAATAGCAGACGAATCGAGATCTGAATCTAAGACATCATGGCTGGAGAACGAAGCCGTCGTTAATGCTTTTGGAGGATACTTGTTAGACCACATTATCTGAGTGCCATTGCTTTCATATGTGTTCTCGAAGGCCACCTCTACAATCATAGATTCCTTCTCAACATCAACAGTAACTCCGGTTATGCTACATGTATCGCTTCCTGATAAGGAGCTTGTCGGATCGAAAACCGTAATGTAATTAGTATCCTCATCGCCAAAATCACCATTAGGATAATATACATAATCCGAAGACAGCTCGGAACTTGGAACACTTGGGTCTCCGGACCCTTGTTGTAAAACTCGTTTGAAACGGAGTTTATACTTTTCGCCATTCGTTAACCCAGAGATTGAGAATTTATACTCGTGATCCCCAGAAGAATCAAGATAATTATATGTGTTATCTGTAAGTTCTACGTTTTGCCAAGAAGTTTCGCCTTTTTTGATATACTCAAGAACCGACTTATCAGAACCTTTCTGGTGGGTTCTCCATAAAACGTCATACTCTCCTCTATACCAGCTAACGGTAACTTTTATAGTATTACTGGTCTGAGAACCAACGGAAGTGAACGCTATATTCGAATCTGAATTCAAATACTCTTGTAAAATATCATCGATTGAAGGGACAGTGAGGGGAGTTGCGTCTAGAAGATTAGCAGAAACGCCTCCATTCACTCCATCGGATATGGTGTAGTATGACCACTTACCTCTCGAATCGACAGAAGGAGATGTAGTTAGATTAGAGCACAACGCTCTGCAAACCCTCATAACATACTTATGCCCAGCGGTAAGATTCTGAATATACCAGGAGATATTACCAGTCTCGCTACTATCAGGAATGCCATTAGCCAAATCCGTGAGGATCGTCTCACTTGAAAAATCCAAAGAGGCATACGTTTGGGGTTCTATCAATTCCGCGCAAGAATATACAACCGAATTCGAAGTCGCAACCCCGTTGTTTATTTCCTTCGTAAAAGAACAATCAACACCAACGGCTTGCGTTGTTCCAACAGAAACGTTAGTGTTGACGGAAAGACTCAGAATCGAAGACTTATCAGCACTTGCCTCCAATGTAGCTAGATCCGGACATTTAACAGCCTCAGAATATACAGTATAGTTATCATGCGTTGCCTTTATCCTATACCAAACTTCTTTTCCCGCTTCAGAAGGTCTCGCGTCGTATTCGTTATCACTCAAACCAGAGCAATAAGCATCATCCACGGCATTACTAACCGAACTAAAATCAGATCCAGAAGGCGTATGTCCTGTGTCAACTTGTGCCCTTTGAAGCTCAACCTGATCAACAACATGTTTATAATTAGTATAATTTGTTTTCAACATGACGAGTATCATCTGACCAAGCTTCTTTATTCCAGTTATAGTCGGAGTAGCGGGCCATCCAAATATATGACAAGCGCCCCCTTCGTTCGGCAAATTAGTTCCAGAAACTTTAGTAAACGTAGGTTGAGTATAATCCGAAGCTCCTCTTAATCCTCTTGATCTAGCTTTACAAATAACCTGTATCCAGTCATCTGGTCCGAGATTATTCGAATCCGTTATGTTTATAGTTCTAGTAAATTCACCACTTGTGCTTGTCAGCCCATTATCTCTCCAAATATAATCTTTATCTATAACCTCAGCTATGTTTTGCCCATTGACGGTTCTAGCTTTTATATATCGTTTATACCCAACCCAATATTGAGTATGTGTTCTGGGATTAGATGTTCCAGAGTCTGCAGTTTTTATAGTAAACGTGACCTGCGACGTGTCAGTATTGACAGATTTTGATATGGTCGGCTTTGGGGGCTTATTCAAATTAAGCGTTCCAGTATTAACCGGTCCACTACCAATCTTGTTCTGTCCGCATATCTTAAACGTAATGCTTGTTATCGCATTCGATGTGTTAGGATAATAAGCATTCGCGCCTCCCATTTGAGCGAGAGTTAACGAAGCAGAAGTAGTGTTTAAATTAGTGGTTGTTGTCTTGTTGAACACTTTCTCTATGGTTTTCTTACCTGTCCATATCTTGACGTTCCATTGATAATAGATTTTCTCGAATCTATTATCTTTACTTCCGCTTTTAGCATCCGACGGATACTTCCATTCAACCTTGAACGTATTGCCACTCCTCGTAGGGCTACCAAGAGAGGTGACCTTCAAAGAGGGCTTCTTGGTTATCTTAACATCTGCCATTTAGAACATCACCCCTCCATGTTAGTTGCCGTCTCAAGCTTTCCGACAACACGATTAACGAACATGTCCATAGACTCTCCAGGCTGCTGAATGATCTTCATGTTATTGTATTGATTAACTACATTTCCAGAAGAATTAAAAGCGGCTTCTGCGGCAGCGTCTTGCGCTCTTCTCCTATTGGCTATGATATTCGAAGAGATGGCGTAAGCATAAGCTCCACCAAGCATGTTCGAAATATCGTCAGATTTTCCTATTACATCCGTGAGATCGACAACAGGCGTTATGACTGGAGAGGAATTCATATCGTTTTCCACAATGCCAGAAACCTTATCGGCAAGAAGGGATGCCGATTTAGCAGCGTTTCTAACAACAGCTCTTGATGCGTCCTCAACAAGACCCGCCTTTTTATAAATACCAACGGCTATACCTTCGGGAATACTGACACCGATTTCATCCCTAAACAAACGAGAAGGAGAATTGATATCCGCTTCGTCTTTTGCGGCATTCTTAGTCTTCTGAATAAGTTTACGAGCATAAGACGTTACGCTACTTAACATTTGCGACATACCGCTAATGATACCATTTACTATTCCAGTACCGATAGAAGTCCATCCGACACTGCTTGCGCTGGCTTTCGCAGAAGAGACAACGCTTTTAGCCTTGCCCACCACTAATCCAGCTTTCTTTCCCATTTCAGAAACTAAATTGTTTGAATATTTAGACGCAACGGAAAGGCCAGCACTAGCGGCGATTTTCAAAGAATTTATTTTCACCTGTTCCTGTACTTTCTTGGCCGCGTCCATGATTTTAGGAAATGATTTACCAGTTAATTCGAGAATATACGCTGTTCTTTCGGCAATGGCGTTTCTTTTGCCCTGTTCTTCGTATATCTTCTCTAATTCAGCACCTCGTGCTGCGTTTTTGTCTCCCATTTCCCTATTCATTTGACTTGACCATGTGCTTCCGGCTCCAGTTATCATTGCGGAGCCAGAACCCATGACAAATCCATTCCATCCAGAAGCAACGTTTTTCGCAAACTGCTCTCCTGTGGCCTTTGCTCCAGGCGCCATATTGGTAATTCCAAGAAGCATCGAATTGGAAAGCTCGTTAATCATGTCCTTTACGCCGCCGTTATGAATCCAATCGGAGAATCCGCTCTTGATGCCTTCTCCAATTTCTCCCATGGCGCCTTTAAGGGTATCGCTATCGGCGAAATTGAATAACGACTCTCCAATACCGTCGCCCAACGCATCTGCTTCGTTTTCCATAACTTTAGACGGGGAATGAATTCCAAATATAGCCTTAAAAAGACCTATAATAGATTCTCTAAGATGCTCTATGGCCGTGGCAAGACGCTCATTGGCACTGCTTAACGCTTCTGCAATTCCCTCGATAAGACCGATGGCTATTTCTATTCCTCCAGTAACAAAAGCCTCAATGCTATCAGCAATGGCTTGCTGAATATCTAAAATAAGATCTGTAACTGCTCCTATGACGTCTTTTGCTCCAGCACCTAAGCCTCTTATAAACGCAGCAACTACGCCAAGACCAGCTTCGACGATTCCTCCCATATGAGCTTGCAACGTTTTAAGAATGTTTTCGATTAAAGTAACAAACGCTTCTGCCACATCAGAAGCCATGGAAGTAACCGTATCAATTATTGAACGGAATATGGCTTTAAACGCCTGTCCTATTGCTGGGGCCTGCTCGCCGATAGCCTGTATAAATTTGGTAAATCCCTTGGCCATGGCCGTGGCAACATCCGGAATCAATGTCAATAATCCAATGACTATAGTTCTTATACTAGCAACGAATGCCGCGCATCCCGCAGCGCTTGCTCCGGCCAACACCGTAAAGCCAAATGCTATTGCAGCTATGGCAAGTCCAAATAAACCAACGGCGGCTCCAAATAGTGCAATGGTTACCGCTAAAGCGAGCATTAATGGAATAACAGGGCCAAGAAGAAGTGCAGCGCCTGCGAATAACAACAACACTCCAGCAACCGCAACCAAACCCTTTACAATATCTTGTATTCTCACCTTAGAGAATATGGCAAATGCTGCGGCTAATGGAATCAAAGCCATTGATATAATCAAGAAAGCAGCAGCAACTAAAATGGCTTTTCCTTCCGGGAACGCTCTAAGCGCCGTTCCTATAAGAACGATTCCTAAACTTATACCAATTAGTGCTTTGGTTACGACTTCAACCGGAATCATGCCAAACACAGCAATTGCGCCAGCGAAAAGATACAACGCCATGGAAACAACTCCCAAAGAAGCACCAAACATCATTCCATTCTTTGGGAATATCTTAATTAATGCGGCAATAACTCCTATCGAAGCGGCAAGATTGGTTAATCCTATAATAACAGCCTTTATTGGTAATAATGCGAAAATAAGAACAGCGCCAGCAAGCATATACAAAGAAGCGGAAATGCCCATGATGGCTAAAGTTGTGGAAACGTTGATTTTCTTAGAATATCTAGAGAATACCAAGAACATTCCCATAATCGCCGAAAGAGCAAGCACTCCCTGCATTACCTGACCAAACGATAAGCCACCAATAGTCGCAATCGCTTTGGCAACAACCCAAAGAGAAAGCGAAAGGACGAACATCTGACCGAGGGTCTTATCGATTCCCTCAAAATCTATCTTAGAACGAGTCTTGTTTAATATACTAATGCCTTCTAATGTGCCAATCATTATCGCTATCGCTCCAGCCATTCCGGTAAGACCTTGAGCAATATCGGCCCAATCGAGTTCTCCAAGTTTTGCAAGAGCACCAGCAGCGGTTGCGAAAGATCCAGCAACAAGGAAAAGAGCAAACGCCTTTCCTACCATTCCTGATGGTTTGAAATCTTTAATGCTCTTTCCTATTTGGGACAGAGCGAATGATGCTCCAACTAAAGCACCGGCTATTCCTCCCATAGCGACAGACGCTTGTGTAAGTTTATCGGTTGGTATCATGGATAATAAGAATAACGCTCCTGCTAAAACCGCAATTGCTCCGGCTATTTTTAACAAAGCTTCTGCTCTTAGTTTTGACTGAAACGCTTTCAACGTATTCGATACCTGCTTCAAAATTCCATTGATGTTCTTTCCGAATTTCGCTGCTTGATCAAATATAGAATGAATTGGCTTGAAGAAACCACTAATTGCTTCTGATAATTTAAAACCTCCAAGTCCAAAAAGGGCGATTCCTCCTCCTGCAAGCAAAGAACCAATCGCTCCTATCGGATTGTCCTTTTTCACAACTTTAGAAGCTTCAACATTGGCTTCGGCATATGAAGTGACAGACTCTTTCGCGCTTGAAAATCCTTCTTTAACCTTATCGAACGCGCCTTTAAACGCGCCAGTAGTGGCACTCTTCACTCCATCCATTTTTTGTTTTATGTTATCAAGAGCATTAGAAAGATCCATTGCCGATTTTCTAGTCTTTTCTATTGTTTCCGCTATCTTTTTAAAAGCGGCATTATTAGACGCCTTCGAGTTCAAATTCTTAGAAGATTTAAACATAAACGAAAACGTTTCTTTTATGTTGTTCTTTATCTCTTTAAGTATGTCTATTACTCTTTGCAATGACGGGAATATATTCTTTATAGCATCTATAAAAGGCCTTACGCTATTTTGGGATATGGATTCTTGCATTGCTTCATGAATTTTAGTGAAGACTTCCGGTATTGGCCCAAGCGACCCAATAACTTCACTCATATTGGTTTTCATTCGATTGGTTAAGATCTTAACCTTTAAAGAAATCCAATCTAAAAACTGACCGATCTTTCTAAATATAGAAGTCCCAACAACTCCTATGAATTGAATTATTTCGTTTATAGTTTCAAAAGCGTTTACGCTTTTTCCAGCAGCGTTTGCCATCGAGAACAAAGAACCTATAAAATTCCCGATTATTCCTGCAATCTTAGCGACTATAGATAATAACGAACCAATCCATTTAAAAATAACCTTAACGATGTTTAATGCAACCTTTATAACGTTTCCAAAAAATTCTACTATACTAGTAAGAGAAGAGAATGATTCATTAGCGTTTCTACTGTAAATCGTCATTCCGTTGAGAATTTTGGAAGTCCAATCCCTAAACTTAGAACTTAAATTTATTAAAGTGTCTGCGTTTTGTTGAACCGTTTTTCCAAACACGTTATTAAAGCCCTTGGCTATTGCGGCAAGAGGGGCTTTTATTATTTTATACAAATTGGAGATTCCTTCTATGAAGGCTTTTCTACCGTTTTCGTTCTCGTTCCATAACTTCAACGCTTGGTTTCTCGCATCTCCAAATTTTTGAACCAGCGCAGAAACCTCGGTGTTTATGGAGGTAAATAAAAGCTTTGCTTCTTCGAAATCGCCCAAAATATACTCAAAGGTCTTTGCCCATTCGGAACCTATGGACTCTTTGATGGTATCAATCAACTGAGTAAACGTTCGAACCTGAGTAGCTGACTTTTGAGCCGCCTGAGCCAAACTAAGATATTCCTTTATGTCTTTCTTAGACATATCAACGTGTTTGGACATTATGTTGGTCGCTTCATCTAACCATTTTGCTTCTTGCTCACTGGTTCCGACTTTTTCAAGAAGAGCAGAAGTGGTTTCTGCAATTGCTTCTTTATCTTTCTTTTCAAGATTTGTCTTTTCTAGCATCCACTCCGTTACTCCGGTGGTGGTCATTTTCTTCATCGACTCTGTGAAAATATCGGCTGTTAACCAGTTTTCGGATAAAGTCAACCTAAATGACCCGTATTTTTCTATAAGCTCGTCAATCGCAACACCATGTTCTTTTGCCGTCTTCTTGAGAACATTCTGAATCTGCTCTCCGCCCATTCCGGCTCTTTCCATGGACATCCAGTCCTGAAGACGAACCATTCCAGCGCCAAGTGCCTGAGACATCTGATACGTAGCTCGGGCTTGTTCGGACGCATTTGCGCCGGCAAGAGCTGCGGCATTCGACAAACCTTGAACGGCATCCGTAGCAGTTTTAAGGTCAACTCCTGCTGCCGTAAATTTACCAATATTATCAGTCATTTGACCGAAATTATAAATCGTCTTATCCGCATAAACATTAAGCTCGTCTAACGATGCGGTAATATCGTCAAGGGTTGTTCCCTTCGACTTCGTATTGGACAAAATGGTCTGCACAGAATTTATCTTAGTTTCGTATTCTCTAAAACCATCCAATATAGGCTGTATCGTAAAACTTTTCATGGTGGAGAAAAGCATGTTTGTCAGACGATTGGCAATGTTAGCTATAGCAGTTGTAGCAACAATGCCAAGCGTAGAAAATCTATCTGAAATTCTACTAACGCCATTCTCTATCTCAGAAAGAGACTTTTTAGACGATCCATTATTAAGAGTTTTGTCGAGATTTTCCAATGATTTCATACTGGTCTTTATTCCATTCTCAAATTGACCATTGTCAAATTTCATCTCAACTACTCGTTCATCAACACTACTCATGCTTTGGTCACCTCCATCCATGCTTTCTCTGCTATTCTATCAAATACCGGTTGCAAAGCCGGATTAATATAATCTATTCCTACAACATAACCGCCAGTTCCAGTACCGTGACCATATTGTAATATCAACGCGATGTTTACTCCATTGTTGATGTTCGAATTGCTCCATATTATCGATGCTGAATTAGAACCGGTCTCTATCTCATAACTCCAAGAAGAAGCGGTTTTTCCAGACAACTTAGGGGTAGCCGAAGAAAGCGCGGAAACTCCCTCTTTTGCATACTGATCTAAAACCTTAATATAGTTTTTATTCTTCATTGCTTCAAAAAATTTAAAGGTCTTTTTAAAATCACCCTTTGCTACTATTTGTATTGGCATTTAAAACGATCACCCCTTAGTATTGTATTTCGCTCTTCTTGCCGCATTAAGAGACCGATTTCTACTATAAATTTGGGATTTGCTCATTTTCTTCGAAGGCGCATTCTTAAAAGCGCATATCTCGATCAAAGCCATTAATCTGTTGAGATGCCATTTTTGGTATTCAGACGGTATGTTATACACGGTCATCCAAAAATATATCAATTCGGAAGTTACTATTTCTCTACTTTTAGGACCTCCTTGATTTGGAACTTTAGTAGCAGTCATTGGATTTTCAATATAGTCGCCTATTTCTTTATAGTTTTCTGAAGTAAGAAAATTATAAACTCTATCGTCTACATTTTGAGTAATGGTCATGCATTTAACATAATCAAGCATCTCCTCATACGTCTTCTCCTCACGTATGAGGAAAGGCTTATGATGTATTGCTTCCCATTTGGAAATGGAGACGAGAGAGTGCTCAAGCTTTATTCTTTTCTCTTGAAATTCGATAAATTCAGAAGTTTTTTCATCGAACATTTCTCCAGCAGGTATAACAATCTCAAGCATCTCTCTCACTCCAATCAACTAGTCTTATTGCTCTCCGTCAACAAGTCCTTCAAGATTCTTCTTTGCGGCTTCAAACTCATCATATCGTTTTTGTTGATCGGCAGTTAACTGAGACTTTTGAGAATCCGTTATCTCAGGAATGTTCGGAACTATTCCGTTCACGAACTCGGCCATTGCGTTTTCATTAGTGATAAGCTTCCAAAACAGCTCATCATAAGCCGCCGTCTGCGTAAATGCCTGAGCAATCTCCGGAGATTTAACAAACCTTCGACCATCTTCAGACTTTTCGCCATATGCCTTCAAAACGATAGATTCAAAAGCCTTTAACATTCCGGCCGCATCGTTAGAATCTATCATGTCCTGAATATCCTTCTCAAGAGACTGATTCTCAAGAGCAAGCTTCATTGCCTCTGTCTTCGTGATGTTGAAATAAAGCTTATCGCTCTTAGCATCACCGGTAAAAGGATCTTCGTAAGAAACAACAATACTATACATCGTATCTCTCCTTTCTAAATTGTTCTATCAAAACATGGGAGTGCTAAAAAGCACTCCCATTTTGACGGAATTTCCAAACTTGTTGATTTAAGCAAGTAGAGCGAGAAGCTCGGTCGGGGTCGGAAGCGCGGGAGGAACGGCCGCAGTGCTACCATCAGCCGGAGTACCGTAAAGCTTCTGCTCAAGAAGCGTGAGCTTCGCAGAGGCAAGCTTGGTGCTATCAATCGTTATGGAAGCAACGGGCTTGTAACCCTCAACGGCAACCTTGGTCGCAGAGATCTCCCAACTGAACGTGATCGCCTCGGGCGAATCATTAACGGTGGCATAGCTCTTCTCAGAAGGAGAAGCGGTGCAGCCGTAAATAAGATGGAGCTTGTAACCATGCTCGTTGAGATCGCTGTCGTTGCCAAGAATCGTACGGTAGCAGAGACCGAACTTCTTCCTCGGCTGCTGACCAAGCGTCACGCCGGGAAGATCGTCAACCTCGGCAGAACCATCGCAAAGCGCCCACTCATCCGGATAAGTAAATGCCTCGATCGTGGCACCGAACTCCTCCTCAGAGCGAAGCGACAGATACTTGATATTATCGGCATACTGAGCGGTCTCCTCGGCGCCGGAAGGCGACTCGGTAACGGCGGTAAGGCCGTTCCAGGCAACGCCATCGCCATACGAGGTGCCCTCCATCACATAGAGAACGCCTCGATCCGTACCCGTCTCGTATAAACGAGTACCCTCTGTATCCCAATTAAGCACAAAAGCAGGAGTAGTAGGCATTATGTGGCCTCCTTAAATCTTAATAGTAAATTACAAAAACATCGTGGTTTAGATTATCAGATACAAAATGTCTGTCCCAACGACACATCGGAAATCTATCGGGAATGTCAAGAGTGTCAACAAAATCTGGATCTTTGGAAATGACCATAACATCATAGCCTTGAATTCTTATATACGAGCCATTATCAGCATACTTGTAATCCCCGATTCTCTTATCATAGATAATCGCAGGATACGATAGCTTCACGCTCTCTGGCGGCTGGAAGTATACATTGCCGGACCCTAGACATTCCTCAAGAGATTCCTGAAAAGAATATCTTCTAAAGTCACTCATTGTACACACCGCCTATCTCAAGTCTTATCCTTGGATACTCGATCATTATCGTATTAACTTTCCATTTAGCCGAGCTTCCGTTAATGGTGACATACTCGATATAAGCCTGGTTGTCCAACATATAATCATCGGCAACTATGCTTATCTCATTCGACATTGAGATCTCACCATTAACGGAATCCGGTTTGCTCCATCTTTTATTGTTTCTCGTCAAATCCCCAACATATGCGATTTCCTCTTCAACAGGAAGATGAACGCCATGACCGTTATCAACGGTCTTGACGAATCCTATAGTCCCGTAGAATTTTGCCATGGCGCCCTCCTTCGGATGTTGCTAGAAAACAATCCCATTTTGACGGAAATGCCAAACTTAGCTACGGGTGTAATAGGTGGTGCCGGACTGAACCGTGGTGTCCTCGGTGAGAGTGTACACATACGGATCAGCAGCGGTGCCAGCACCGCTACGCTCATAGTAGCTGTTCGCGGGGATCGGATCGCCAGTCTCAACATCGGTGACCTCGGTGTAGGTGACAACCTTACGGTAGATCTGAGCGGCCTGCGGGAGAGTCATCGCACCGGACATACGGGTCTCAAGCAGATACTTCTGCTGGTTGTAGTCGATATCGAAGTCCTCGAACTGGCTGATCTGGCCACCACGATCCGTGCCAATGGTGTAGTCGATGAGGTTGACCTTGATTCCCTTGATGAAGTGATCAACGCTGTTATACTTGTAAACGAAGTCGGCCATCAGCGGAACCTCGATGATCTTGCTGACTCGAAGAGCGGAGCAAAGCTCGGCGTCGGAATCATAGAGCTTGCGGCCCATCTGATCCTTCGTCCAAAGCATCTCGCTATGAACCTCAGGCGAGCAGAAGAAGACCGGATTGCCGGAACCACGATAATCCTTGTTCGACTTCGAGATCTCCTCGATGAGAACCCTGTAGTCGCTATGCGCAGAATCGCTGACGTCGACCTTGAGCGAATACAGATCCGAATCGCCAACGATCGGGCGGACATTGATCTCCTTGATCTTATCGGGATCATCGGCCTCACGACCATCGCCGATAAGGATAGCACGAGCGATTTCCTCATCGAGCATGATCCTCATCTCGGACCAGAGCCATGCGATGACATCGAAATCGGTGATGTCGAGAACGTCGTCACGATCAAGCTTCTGCTTCTTGTAGATCGTCTGGGGAGTGGTCTCACGCTTTGCGGCGGTGATGACCTCATTGACCTTCTGATTACCCTTGACATAACCCCTTGCACGTGCCTCATCAGCAGTGATGTCGACAACCTTCGAGCGAATGCGGCTGAACGGGGTATGACGGGTTCCTCCCATAACCGCGGAAACCCAAGCCATCTCGCGCTTAACGAAATCAGGGGTGTTGCGAATATCCTTGGCGTCCGGGAAAAGAACATCGATGTTGTCAATACCATACTCTGCGGCATGAGCCATCATGGAATCATGGAACGAACCATAAGAACGAGCGTCGGTCATGACAGAATTAAACACATCCATCTTCTGGGAATGAGTAAGAACCTCGGTGCCGTTCTCGGTCGAACCCTCAAAAACATTATGCTTCATGTTATCAATACCTCCATCTTCAATATCACTATGCTCGGCGTCATCGCCATTATCGCCCTCCTCAAGGGCAAGTCCAACGAAATACGCGACGACATCCTTCTGCTCATCGGTCATGGACTCGTAAACGTCCATAACGGTACGATCTTCCTTATTATCTGCCACTTTCGTTTCCTCACTTTCATTTGCGTGAGCCATCTCTTCGTCTTCATTATCGACGTTTTCAGAAACTTCAGACTCTTCTATCTCATTATCAACGTCTGAGTTTTCCTCAATCTCATCCAAAGATTCATGCTTGACGTAATCGCCATCTTCAGGATTAAGATACTCGCCAGTATAAATGATTGCTTCGGGTTCATAAGCACTGCCATCAGAATGCTCGAATGAAATCGAATCAATCATGGCTCCAGGATTTGCTCCAGCGAGAACGAGACTAACCTCTCTGATGACGCCATGAACAACATCCTTGCCACTCTTGGTGGGAACCTGCTTAAGGTCATTTGCATAAATGGATAACGCTTCTATATCTCCGTGACGGACAAGCTCCTTTGCGTTTGCTCCTTGCTCCGTGTCATTACACAGACAATAAGCATATACGCCATCGGACCTGTTCTCCAAAAGCGCATGGCCTAAAACATTATCGCCGGACTCATGCCTATGATTCCAAACTAACGGAACCACTGCGCCATCACAATCATTGAATGCCCCGGGCCGGATCGTCCGGCCATCGGAGCATCGAAGATTGTTTCTGGTGGCATAACCCCCAAAATCATACTTCATACGTACACACTCCTAACTGTTCTGATCCAGCATTTCGGACAAAGCTGCTTCTTCTCTTTCCTTTTCCAAATCCTGGGTATCCGGACGGTTGTTTCTCTCATCTTCGACCCATTTCGGTTGGGAAAGATTAGCATTATGAAGCTCGTCGGCCTTTGGATCTTCAGAAGGTCTGATTCCCATAACCGTACGAATATAGTTTGCCTCAAGGATTTCATTTCTAGTAAATTTATCCGCAATATCGGCCATCTTCTCAGGAGCCGTGAATCGGAACGGATCATTGAAATACATGATTCTCTGGTTTTGAGATCTAGCCGTCTTGGTCAAAAACTTCCTACTAATTTCCTGAACAAACGCCTCAAGAATAGCGCCTATAACTCGCTTATAGTAATTCTGCATTACCTCTTCGCTAGCAAGTCCACTCATAATATCATCGGTCAAGCCCAATTGACTATATAAAAGCTTTGTTAGATACTCGATCTGTCCCATGAGATTATTCTCAACGGCGCGATTCAACTGAGTAACGTGTTCTGTTGCATCTATATAACCTATTCCAAATTTACTATTCTCAAGCTGCTCTTCAAGCTGACGCTTCCTAGTCTCCGCTTGCTGTTGCCTAAGTTCGGACTTCAAAGCATACGGAAGCTGAATTATAAGGTCCAACTTACCGGAACCGGATTGATCATCGATCGCATCAAGCTGATTAAGCTTCTTGATAAGTCTTTGCAATATTGAATTGGGTTCGTTCATAACCGAATAGAATGGGTTCTCTATGATAGCCACTGCTGATTTGGGCAAATATATCTGCTGAGTCGTGGATCTATCGCTATTCCATCCTTCAACCAGAACCTGCTTCGGAAACCATTGAACTATCTTTCCGGCTCTAACCGTTGACATCTTAAATGAATCCTTTAATCTAACATCAACATCGGTGTTTTCTGGAAATATAGCAACATGACCGGTCTCAAGCATGGAATAGAAAACATCCTGTTTAAAAGCAAATGCCGTTTGATCTATGTTGGCCTCTTCGGTTAATATGTAATTTAACGAAGACTCAATGGTCTCAGAATACCTACCGGCCTCATCGACTTTTACATGTTCGACTTTAACAGAAGCGGCATCAAGAGAAATCTTGTTATAAATTGAGGCAATTATAGAACGTTGACTAAGAGTATAAGATCTCAACACCCTAGGACGATCTATATAAGCCGGTCCCAAATCGACCGGAAGATCGTAATTTGAAGAATATTGTTCCGAAGGATCTTTATTCCGAAATGCATTCCAGGCATGTTTCAGCCTTTCTTGTAATGCCAATAGGATCACCTCTCTTCTATAAAGATCGAATCTTTATGAAAATGTTTTTATTCGAACGCGTCTCTGTTTAGTTTCCATGCGACATAAGCATCCATCATCGCGGAAACATTATCTATCTTCTCGTTATAGCGACGCTTTAAAAGCTTACGATTTCCATTAGTATCTTCAAGAGTGATGGCGTTTCCCATAGCGAACGACATTAAAGATTGATCAAATATCAATAATCTTTCCTCTGCGAGTTTCTTCAATTCGCCTAATGGAACCGATTCCGTCTTCACACCTTGTATTACTTTTTCAATACCATAAGGACCATTCTCGGTTTTCCATCTCTCTATGAAATCCTTAGCATTATAAGGATCGTATCCTATACAACGAACGTCATAGCTTTGCGTAATAATGAACTGATCAAGATCCTCATATACATCCATCATATCTAAAACGGTTCCCTCAAGAACCATCAAAGATCCTTCGTTTATGAATTCATCGTATTTCTGTCGAATCGCGTTTGGAAGCTTCATCAACGTATGGGATGTTATATAGCTTCTGGTTTTCACTCCGAATTCGTTTTGACGTAATGGAAACAAAAACGTAAACGCACAAAAGTCATCTCCTTGGGATAAGTCGATTCCCAAAGAACATGGCATTTGCCAAAAACTCTTTTGGCGATGAGGAAGCGTTTCCTCATATGTAAAGAAGTATGTATAGCCTTCCATCGGAATGCCAAAACGCTTTGCCAAAATATCATTCCTTGCTGCAGGAGCGTTTTCCGCTCTCTCAACATCAAGCTGATAAGTTTCATAAGTTACAGTCTTTCCAAGATTTGGATTGGCTTTCAACCACATGCTTGGATCATTCACTTCTTTAATGTCATCAAGCTTGTAATACCAAATCGAAACATGAGGATTGACGTACTCGCCCTTCAATATCGAGATTAGCTCCATCTTTATGGTATCTCCTGCATTATTGCGAACCGTTCCCTCGGAACTCATGGCTATGATAAGATAGTCGTCAAGTTTCGAAGCGCCCTGCTCTAAAGCGCCGATGACATCTTCCCGAATATCCCCGGAAAGCCACTCATCGACTGTGCAAATCTTCGGCCGCGCTCCCTGAAGCTTGTTTATGGCCATTGGCCTTATCTCGCATATGGAACCAGTCAGAAAGTTTTCTATTCCCTTTTTAGTAGAAGCCAATTTGACCCTGTCCATTTTATTACCTGTCGTGTTCTGTATGGAACCTTCTGTTAAAAACTTGAAATATGGGCCTTTTGCTCTTATGATAGCAGTTCTCTGAGGAGACATAACTTCTTCTGCTTGCTTCATGGTTGGAGCAGTTGCTATCTGAACTGTAGTGGAAGGATCGCAGTTGAGGAAATAACTTTGAAACATGGCGCCATACATCGACTTCGCGGCGCCTCGCGCAACTATCAAATATTGCTTGTTTATAAGACGTTTCTTTATCTTTTTCTTTATAAAATGAACGCCTCTTCCGTTTGAATTGGGAACGGGCAAGGAACGCTCTACAAAATACCACCAACCGAGAACTTGTTCTCCCCATAACTTGAACGTATCTAGAAGTTTAAGATCGCTTCCATCGGTTAATGTCATCTCGCCTTCACAATAAGCAATCCATTTCTCAACAGCATCTGGATCGTAATAAATCCCGGGATTTGCTATAAGCTGATCGATTCTATTCATTTCCATGGCGATTTCCTTATTAACCGGAATCTCGCCTCTAAGCACTTTCTCTCGAAACCGGCCATAATATACCGGAACAGCATAGTTCGATAAAGTCATGGCCGGTCACCTCTTTTCGTCACAACGATCAACCAATAAGACTTTTCACCTTTTTAATTTGCGAAGGAGCCTTCTCAATTTCCCAATCTATAAATTGATTTCCAGCTTTCGTCATCTGATTTGTAGCTATGTTCTTTGCGCTTGTCTTAGCTGTATCATTTAGCGCATTAACGACCCAACTACGATTGGCCCTTTTCTCCTTGGCAGCAAGCTCACTGACTTCCATCTCCATCTTTGCTCTATTCAATCTTTGTCTAAGTTCTTTATCACTAAGCTTATCCATATCTTTTGAAAGTTTTCCAGCCTTGGTAAGTTTTCCAGCTTTAGGAGATTTCGAATCTTTAGAAGTCTTAATCCGATTCTTCAATAATGATCCCATTACTTTATGCCCAAGTTGCTCAGGAGTACGTCTTACGCCCCATTTCATTCCTTTAATTCCGTGATGGATTAAAATATCATCCGTTTGATAATTTTCTTCAATTAAGGAATGTCGTGCCATGCTAGGAACTTGTTTTGCAAAATCGCTAGCAAGTTTTCTTGTACCTAAAGTTCCTGTTGACGCGGTTGAATTTCTGGCTTTCTTAGAGGAATATCCATATGCTTTCATAGTAAGGTTGGTTCCAAGTTTTGATCCTGCTCCAGCCCCCAAAGCTCCTCCAATAGCCGTTGTCCCCATAGTCACAATCGCTTCAGTCTCTGGGCTCATTTTTGTACTAGCGATCAACGCTGTTTTAAGTGCTGGATTCTTTGTTTTACTAGCCACATACTTGGCTCCTGATTTATAAAACGAGGGAATTCCAACACCAATAACTCCTCCAATTGCCGCGCCCGTGATTCTACCAGCCAAACCATTACTTGCTGCTACGTTACGAGCTCGATGAAGTCTATCGGATTCATAATTGCGAGCCGATTGTATACCTTGACCTTCATTAAGCTTTCTATTAATTCTGCGCTCTCCGCCTTTTCCATAAAACTGACGGTCTCTTTGACGTTGCTTTTCGGTATAGTTAGGGTTTTTCCTATCGTGACCAAGTTGCTCAGGAGTACGTCTTACGCCCCATCGCATTCCTTTGATGCCATGATGAACTAAAATATTAGAAACTTCTTCCGAATGTTTAACGTTTTCATTCTCTAATCTTTCTAATTGTTCAATTTCGTGCAGATCATTAGTAAATTTTTTATCTCCACTCATACCTTGTTTATAGAACTTATCCCATTGTTCATCATTCATCTTAGTAACAACCTTAATCTCTTTCTTTATTTCTCTATCGCTCTTACTTAATATTTTATCATCAACTTTATCGACGTTCGCTATAACATCTCTACTTTCACGCTTCATAGATTTATTAAGATCGTTAAGATAATTAGTAAAAGCCTTATTAGTTTTATCATCTTTAATTGAACTACGATAAATACCAAAATCAACAGGTCTAGTTGGAAAATCATATCCTAGTTGTTTATACACATTAATTAAAGTTTGTACTTCTAACTCGTTTGATATGGCTGGCCCAAACGCTGCTTGATATAATTTAGGATTTTTCGGAGATGCCGAAATGCCACCATTTGCTCTAATTCGTTCTCTAATCGTAGACTCTTCATCTCGTTTAGTGTTTCTTTTACCTTTTGAGATTTCTGAAGTTTTTGATTTTTCATGTCCTAACTGCTCTGGGGTACGCCTTACACCCCATTTCATTCCTTTAATGCCATGATGCATTATAAATTCTGCACCAGAATCGACAATGTCGTAAGAAATATAATCTTTATTCTCCTCCATCGTCATCCTCCTCTTTACTCTTTAAATCATCAAGAACCTTCTGAGCTTGCTGAGCAGCAAGGGTAATGTTGTTGTTCTTCCACCAAGACCAAACAAAAGTAATGATCGACAAGATCGATCCTATAACCGTAAGTATGATGTCAGCATCGGCGCTTATGCCGCAAATAGTAAGAATAGTGACTATAACAGGGACGATACCCCTTATAATCCCCATTATACATTCCTTCTTGTTATAAACGTCTTCCATCGTTCTCACCTCTCGTTTTATACTATTGTTTTGGATCGACCAAAACATTGAGCCTAAACTCTAATTCAGAAATTTGATCCTTTACTGCTTGAAGAACGAAAGAGGTTGCTGGCGGATCAAACAAAAGCCTTACTCGAAGATAGACATATGTCCTAACCGTCTCAAGTTGCTCTATGTCTTTGAGATAGTCAGTCCATTCCTCATCTCCTGTCGTAAGGGAAAACCCTCTTTCGCCAATTCCAAATTCAGTAAGAACCATAAATGTAGAATTTATTGCTCTAATTAAACTATTATCGAAAGCATCGACCGATAATGGTATTCCAAGATCTTCTTTTACAGATTCCAAAATAACTTCATTCATCGAATCCTCCCTTCCTCCATGGTGACGTATCAAATGGGGTTCGCTCAATAAAAGTAGAAGGCATTAGAAGATTCGAATCCCCATAATGTATTGCATTATGCGTTGTCGTTGAAACACAAACTAAATACTCTGGATCAAAAGCCAAAGGCGTCATCTCGTAAATGTCTTTTTCGGTTATAGGATTAATGTGATGGACTATTAATCCTTCTTCTTTTGAAATAGGTCGATCTTCTATTGCAAGATCACAACCGTTATCTCTTATGATAACATCTCTTCTAACTTTTCTCCAAGCTTTCGACTTGTAAAAGTCTTGATTTAACCATCGATGCCCCCCAAACGTCATATCGCCAACCATAGCTGTTGTTTTTAAAAAATCAAACCTGTCTTCGAATGTTTTACGTTCTAACATTTGAGAATATGTCTTAATCATCATCAACACCGCCATCATATCGATACGAGGTGAATGCTTCGATGGCTTTTTCAAGAAGTTCTTCTTGTCTTTGCTGAGATCTTATGGCTTCCGTCTTTGCTTCCATTAATTCTTTTCTCATTTCTTGAATTTCCAATTCTTGTCTTTCTTTTGCTGAGCCCATTCTTAAAAAATGAACTAATTCTTGAGAAGAAGCTTTACCAGATCTGATTCTTCTTTCTGTTTCGTCGTAAGCTAATGCTATTAATTGATTCTCTCTTGCTTCAGGAGACATAGCCGGAGGACATTTACGAGGCTTTTGATCTACTTTTTTATTAGAACTCACCGACTATCACCTACTTTCAATATACTTTTATATGGTTTTTATGGGGGTATGAGCTAGCAGCTGGGAACCGTGAATCTCGTGAAAGGAGAGAAAGACGAGGCACTATGCCGGGCAGGCGTAAGAAAGCATAGAGAAGGAGACAATCCAACCCATACCCCCATAAAAACCATATAAACCTCTCGAAAAAATAACCCGCGGAGGAATTTTGAGG